ATCGGCGCAGCCGATTTGCCGATAGTACGCGACAGCACCCGGTCTCCGTCGTAGGGAGCCGGGTGCCATCGGGAGTAGGCGGTTGGTTATTTGACGCGTGTTCCTTGCTTGATTCGTCCGTCCACTACGAACACTTGGGCGTACCATGTGTGTGGCTTCGGGAAGTGTGGTCCTTCCAAGTAGCAGAGTCCGTCCATCACTGCTCCCCCGAACGGTCCGGGAGCGAACACCGTTACGTCACCTGCGGCTACTGCCGCCTTCAGGTCTTTCTTCGTCTTGAAATTTCGGTCAGTGTATGCCATTGTGAATCTTTCTTTGGTAGAGGGTAGGGGGGCTTTCGCCCCCCCGTGGGTCAGGCTCCGGCGGGGGTTTCGGCTCCGAGTTTGATCGGGGCTCCCTCAACCATGAGGACTAGACTACGGTCTTGCCGAGCGCGGATTCTGGCATTGTGAGCCAGTCGCACTTTCTCGTTCTGATCATCGATCTTTCGCATGACTGGTTCGAGCGAGTCCCACATCAATTGGAGGGACTTTACGAACTTTCGCGAACGGCGGACGGATGGGGAAACGGACTGCTCCAAGTTTGAGCGGAGGATCCACAACGCAGCGGTGTGCGTCATGAACGGTACACCGCGCAATTCGGGGATGCTCGAATGAGGATTGTCAGTGGTTGCGGACGGGGTCAAATACTCTTTGGTGAAACTACTCATAGGTCTACTCCTACTAGTTGCGGGGAAACGAACGATTCGTTTCCATGCCCGAACTATAACACAACCACAATTCAACACAAGACAATTCCACAAAGTATATCAAAGAAAATTTCTTGTCCAACTTGAAAGAATTTGCTTGACATTCTTGCTCCGCATGGTACACTGCTCGGCCTATCGGCGGCTACGCCGATTCGCCGATAGTACGCGGAAATGCGACAGCACCCGGTCTCCTTTTGGTGGAGCCGGGTGCTGTCGCGTGAAAGATTACTCTGCTGGTGCTGGCTCCTCCGCGATCTTGAGCATAAGAAGAGGACAATTCTCCTCCAGCCAGTTCAGAACATCCTGCATCCATTCCACATCCTTATGGAACTCAGAGGACAGGTAGTCCTCGTTGGCGTAGTGATCCTCACCAGAGACGCCACACGCGCGGCTGGTCGCTGCGCGTTCCATACGGCGTTCGCCGTTGAACTGTTCATCATGAGCCGTCCTAGCCTCATCCAGCGCCTTACGCGCAGCGAGGACGTACTCACGTGTGCCGACTTTGAAACCGCAGCGGACAGCAAACGCCGTAGCGTGCTGTTCCAATACGCGCCGAAGTCTGTCCGCCTTTATCTGTACCTCTGCCGTCTTCACCATATCGTTAAACACGTCCTCCATGGCGCACCACTGGGCACTCTGATACCAGACATCAATATCTTCCACGCCTGCAATTTCTGCAAAGATGTCAGTAATTTCTTCATAGACGCATTCATTTACGTCATATTCATCATTACCACCAACATCATCAGTATTCGCTATTACAGACGCGTTGTATTGCAAACGTCTGTGGTCACGAATCGCGGAAACGATGACTGGGGACAGGCTGGAAACGGTGGCTGGGGTCAGACTCATGGGTTCTACTCCTACTAGTGGCGTTGAACGCGAAACGCTTCGCGGTCTGCATGGATTGTACACGAATGGTAGAACGATGCAAACCAATACAGTCTCGAAATTTATTTACAAATCTTGAAAGATTTCTCTTGACATCTCTATGCAACTCAGTATACTGAGGCCTATCGGCGGCTACGCCGATTGCCGATAGGCCGTGTAGATGCGACAGCACCCGGCCTCCGTCGTAGGGAGCCGGGTGCTGTCGGGAGTAGGTGGATCAAATACCGAAGGGAACTCCTTCGATTGTACGCACTGCGCGTGCAGTGGCGAGTTCCTCCTCCATCTTCTGTACGCGCATCGTATTGGTGCACGGTGTGCAGTACTGCTTGTTACCCTGCCACGTCAGGTCGGCCTCAGTATCAGCGCACTTCTCGCAGCGTGGGTACACTGCCACGTGCAAGAACGTGAGAAGTTCCTGTAGTTGGTCGCGGAGTTCCCGAGCGGCCACCTTGCGTTCCATGGCGCTCCCGAATTCAGAAGAGCAACCGACTGCCTGTAGCGCAGCGGATAAGAACATGAAACGTGCTTGCACCGGAGTGCAATCACAGGTATCGACACTGTGTGTGAGATTCCTAATCGTTGTGCGGACGGATTCACGGGCGCGGGAGATTTCAATTTCAGTAGCCATGATTCGTTCTTTCTAGTTTGGGTTCTCCGTCAAGGGGAGGGGCTGTCGAGCCCCTCCCCGCATCCGTTCCCCTTACGCCTTCACGAAGAGGAGCGTTTCAGCCCTCACGTGAACGGTGCGGACGGGGTTCACGTCAGTGGCGGCGAGGATCACCGTCACCATGACCTTCCCTGCCTTTGTGACGTTCGGGGATACGTGCAACTTCAGTACGCTCCGTCCGTCGAACTGACCGGGTAACCGATCCTTACCGGATTCGTCGGACTCGGAGACGCGAGTCCATTTGATCCGACCCGCACCCGCTGCGGTAACCGCAGCGCAGGCAGTGCGAATGTCTGAGAGCGCCGTAGCGGTCTCAACTTCACGGCGTGCGATATCCCACGAGGCGGAGGCGGAAGTAAATACGGACGCCTGACGGTAAACGATCTGCATAGCAGAATCTCCAAGGCTACCGCCCATCACCGCGCTGCGCGTTCCAAGACCCTGCGGCGCAGGAAGATTCGGAAGGGCGAGTGAGTGAGGGGCGGTAGCCATGCGTCAAGTGTACCGAAACGGCTGCAGAATGCAATAGGGTAGGTCAAAGTATCGCCCTGTGATGCGTCCGATAATATTATCCTGCTTGCCGGATGATTTTTTTAAATTCTTGGGAGAATTAACTTGACTTTCACTGTCCAGACAGTAGAATGGGTCCCCTTTCCGTCAGAAAATCGTGGCGGCTAGCCAATCAACTTTAAATTTTCTCAAAAACCTCCAACACCCTCTCAATCCTCAAAAGACCCCCCCACCCTCTTTTCAGAAAAATGGGTCCCCCCCCCAGAATACCTCTGAGGTCAAAAAATGGGTCCCCCCCCCTTTTCCCAGGTTATATGAAAAAAATGGGTCCCCCCTGGAACCCATAAAAAGGGGTCCCCTCTTGGGAGACCCGTTTAAATTATTTTATAATTTTTTGAGTATTATCTGCGTAGCGGAATATATCCCGGATCTGTTGGTTCGCCCTGCCCAGGTCTTTTAGGAATTGGTCTGTAGTTAGGATCCGTAGTCTCACCGGTTCCAGGTCTTGGAGTTACAGGCTTTGAAGGTCTCCCAACTGGCTGAGTAGTTGGTCTTGGTACTGGCTTGATTTGTGGAGGTCTTCCAGTTAAAGTCCATCTTCCATCTTGATAGGTATAAGTATAACCTTCTGGAGTTGTAAAAGTCGATCCAGGCATTGGATGATTTTCACCTTGAGGGTTTCCTGGTCTGAAAGGAGCCATTGGACCATGTTGTTGTGTTCCAGGATATCCTGGTGGAGTCTGATGCTTAAAACTATCCGGAAGTGGATTCACAGTCGGAGTGGCAATATAACCGTCACCTTCGTTTATAAATTGTTTGAATGATATCATTGATTGATTATTTTCTACATGTTCCTTAAAAGCTTTTCTTTTTTTCTTTGAGATCTCAATCGCCGCAAGTTGTGCTTGTGCTTTTTCTTTTGATGGATGTGTTCCCAGTACTTTCGTACCAGTAGAATCTTTCACAACCCATTTTTTACCTTGTTTTGAAATCATTATAAAATATTACTTCTACCTAGAAGTGCATTTTGTATACCAACATTAATTGATTGATACTCAGCTGCACGTAGAACACCAGTTAGAAAATTTACAGATTTTTCTAAATTTTCTGATACTGCTTTGTAGTGCTCTTCGGAAGTTTCGCTGACCATTCCCTTGTATGTGACATTAATGCGATCCTCGTAGTTATTAGTCTTACGAGCGTTAAACGATTTTTGTTGCAGGTCTGCACGGAAAGCTTTCATGTCCATAAATTTATTTAGAATAAATAGATACATGGACACCTTCTTAAACTTTCTATTAAACGAGTCTGGTCACAGAAAAGCTATGAAATCTGGTAACAGAGGCGACAGAAAGAAAGAAGCCACAAAGCAATCTTTACGAGCAGCAAGAAAAAACAAAGAAGCTCAGGCCAGAGAAGAATTTGCAGATACTTTAAAAAATAATCCAGACTTAAGAGCAAGTGTTGATATGTCTCGTAATGCCTTAAAGGATTCAGCAAACAAGAATACACTCAATGCTAGGGCATTAAATGCCACTCTTTCAGGCGAATCGGAGCCAATGAGTGATGACAAACTTTCAGACGTGGTGTCGTTAATTCGTAAGTCTATTAAATTACGATGAAAAATTCACTCATGTACCTGTTGGAATATTTGAGTGTTTATGGTACAGGTAAGACCATGGGGAAAGCTGTAGATAACCTCAACGTAAAATCTGGCAAAATTTTAAAAAAACAGGCAAAAGCGAAAAAGGGAAAATCTGCCCTGAAAGATATCGCTGGAACGTTAAAACGTCTTCGCAAACGGAATGTTTAAAATTTCTTCGTCTGCAGTATTCTAAGGTACTTTAAAGAACCTTTAGAGATATTCTTTTAAATAGTTTTTTAAAGTTTCTTTAGAGATTGTTCTAGAGTATATTATAAGACCTCTTCAAATCTTTGTCAAGTAAAATATCTAAATAATTCTATGAGCGACAAAAGACACGACAGAAAAATTTTTGCAAATGCCCTCAAGCAAGTTCAGCTAAACGAATCAAAAATTGAACTGAATAGTAAGGGTGATATCGTCTTTAACAATAAGCAACCCATCAATGAACTTATTGGGACTCTGATTGGTGGAGCTTTGCTTGCTGGTGTCGCTGGCTTTAAAGTGAAACAAATTTCTGATGCAAACAAAGCAGCGAATAAGAAAGCTGCTGATGAGGCCGATGCTGCAGCATTAAACAAACAAAATGTTTTATCGAGTATCGAAGATCGAAAAGCTGCGGCAGAACATAGAACTGCTGCATTAGAACAACAAAGAAAAGAAGCAAATAAAAACAGAAGAGCTGACAGACGTGGACGAGCAAGCAACAGAAAACATGCTACCACAATGGCTCAGAACGCAAATAATGCAGCATTAGATGCTGCCAGAATTAAAGCTGCAGCCACATTAGGAGCAGCTGGTTATACACCTCCACCGACACCATAAGAGTTATATGAATAATAATAAAAATTTACAGGAAGCTGATATTTCTGCATTTGGTGCAATGTTACCTGTAGCAGCTGTTGGTCTTGCTGCTGGTGGATATTTGGCAGCAAAGGGAATTGGAAGTTTTAGAAACTTTCTTGCCAATAGAGCAAAAAAGAGATCTGATGCTGAAGCTGCAGCAGTCCCTGCTCCAACTCCAGTTCCTGCTCCGGCTCCTGTTCCAGTTGATGACAGTGCAAAACTTGCACGTATAGCTGCAAGAAAAAAAGAGAGACGAGAACAAGAAGCTAGTTATGAAACTCGTAGAGATGAAAAAGTTCAGGGTATTATTTCTACCTATGGAGAGGTAGGTAAAACTGTTGGCGCAAGTAAAGCTGCTGCGGCTGCTGCTGCTACAGCACGCCAAGCTGCGTTAGATAAGGCACAGACAGATAGACAAGATAAAATTGCAACATCTGCTCTTACTAGAGATGAACGTTTGGCACAAACAGCTGCCGATGCTGCAGCTAAAGCAGGAGAAAGACAAACAGCTAAAGATACAACAGATGCGGCCCGTGCTGACAAAGCATTAGAGTACGGAAAAAATAAAGATGAACGTGCAGCATTAAATGATGCAAACCGAACTGCAGCTTTAGCAGCTCAAGCTGAAGCAGATCGTCTTAAAATCAAAACTCAAAGATCTACACTTGCTGCGCGTTTGTGGTCAGATCGTAATAAAAAGAAAACAACTGATACATCTTTGGCAACACAAGCTGAAACAGAACGTATTAAATTAAAAACTCAAAGATCTGCACTTGCTGCACGGTTGTGGTCAGAGCGTAATAAAAAGAAAAAAGATGATGCAGAGTCAGCTGCAACCATAAGTTTAAGGGATGCACAAACTAAATTAGCACTAAGCAAGATACCATCCGCGCCATCTATTCCACCTGCGCCTACTGTTTCACCTGAACCTTCAAGTGAACCAAGGGCACCGAGTCCAGCGGCTGATGCTGCAGCAGCTATGGCTGATATGCTTAAAGGCAAAGCAACAGATAAAACATCATCTAAAACATTGCCTGAAGTAACACCTGGTTTATTTGATAAAGTTAAAGATACAAAAGTTGAACCTAAAGTTGAACCGAAAGCTGAACCAAAAACTCCAGCAGCAGGTAGAGCTAGACGTAATCCAGTAACACCTCCAGAAAAAGTTCCAGTAGCAACAGCAGCATCAACAGTAACATCAACACCTACATCATCAGCAGCAGGTGCAGGTAGAGGTAGAGCTAGACGTAATCCAGTAACACCTTCAGAAGAAGTTCCAGCAGCAGTAACACCTCCAGAAGAAGTTCCAGCAGCACCAGTAACACCTTCACTAGGAAAAGCAATAAAATCACCTAAACCTTTTCCAACAACAGAAATACCAAATACCGAAAAGAACCCAGGAGAGTGGAGGTCCGGAAGGCTTCATTATAATCCAAATGATCCTTCAGCAGGAGTGGTGGATGAACCAACAAACGTAGAGAGTGAACCTACCTTCCCACCACTTAAAGGTAAACGTAAACGTAACTTAAATGCATCTACTGAATATTATGTTACATCAATCTTAAAAAATCTTTTAGGTTGATTGTATAAATACATATGTGAAAGTAATAGAAAAAGTTTCTTCTAGAGAGACTATCTTTAATTTAATGCCATCATCAGATAATTTTGATTATCAGGCATTTGTAACTAAAATTAAAAATTTAAAAATGCAACCATTTCATGATGTGTATATTTTTACACCAAATGAAATGTGTTTTGCTATTTTAAAAGAATTAAAAAATAAAAATATTGATATAAAGCAAATGGAAATCAAACACGGGTTGGCTAAATTTGAGGTAGCATAATGGCTGACGATTATGAAATTGTAGAAAACGGTACAGATGACATGGATGTCGTGAGAGATCCACGTGCAAGTGTTCGTGATGCAATGGCTAGTATCGATGCACAACGCAACGCATTAAAAGCCCAAAAAGAATTTGGTTTTGATGAAAGTTCATTTGGTTATAATGTTTACGAAAATAAAGAAATTGAAACTTACGGTTTAGCAGAACAACGTAAAGACAATTTAAAAAATGTTATGGAGAATGATATATTGTATTCTTCGTATTTTTCTAAAAGATATGGAAGTTTATCTGTATACTTGGAGATGGATGATCAATTATATCCAAAAGGATTTAATCCATTAAGCGATAAATATGTTTCCGTAAAAATTGCCAAAGAAGGCAAACTTTATATTGCAGACTTTATAAATCCAAATCAAATTATTGAAGAACTATTAGATGGTATTGTTTCTTTTCTGGTTATGAAAGTAAATGGTCAGGTTGCTATCATAATGGGATCGCTAAAAGAAGGTATTGTTAACGGCGAAGAACATGTAAGACAAGCAGCCTTCAGTCCATTAGGTGATGGTCGTATTTTGTTGTGGAGTACAGTCAAACAAAAGTGGAGTTCTTTCTACCCCGACAATCTTCTTTCGATGACACGAGATGACACAGATGATTTAGAATAAATATCAGTAATGGAAGACTTTAAAGATTTAAAAACTGAACGTCATCTAAATGCTCTTCTATTAAGAGAAGCTAAACTCTTAATCAAAAATTATGAAGCATACTTATTGGATAAAATGACATCCAAAGAGTTAGCCACCGAAATGTTGAATCTTACCCATATAATACAAAGAATTGAAAACAGCGGCAAATAACATTGACGTTGGTGTTATAGTGTGGTAAAATATACGCATGATCGTAAATTACGAACCAAAACTTGATTACTCTGATGTTCTGATTGTACCACGACTTTCTGATGTAAAATCTAGAAATGATGTAAAGCTAGAAGTTTCAACGACTTTTAAAAGTGGTAGAGTTTGGAATGGTATTCCAATTATGGCAACAAATATGTCTACCATCGGTACACATAAGATGGCTTTATCTCTTTCAGAACATAAGATTGTAACTTGTCTTAAAAAAGGTTTTGATTATTACGAATCCTTTGTATCTCAGTATCCTGATAAAGAACAATATGTTGCTTTGAGTTTAGGACTAGATGCACAAAGTAAATTGTGGGTTGATACTCCACATACAAATGATCCAACGTTTATTTGCTTAGATGTAGCAAATGGGTATATGAAAGAGTTTCATTCTTTTGTTAGAAAGGTAAGAGAGAAATGTCCGAAGTCGATAATTGTAGCAGGGAACGTAGTGACATCAGACGGAGTGGAAGCATTGTCGCTTGCTGGTGCAGACTTAGTGAAAGTGGGAATAGGTGCCGGGTCAATGTGCCTGACACGGAGAATAGCGGGAGTGGGTTACCCACAATTGTCCGCAGTAATGGAGTGTGCAGAAACCGCAGCAGCATTAGATATTGGGATCGTTGCTGATGGTGGAATAGTACATTCTGGTGATATTGCAAAATCTTTTGTTGCTGGTGCTGCATTTGTTATGATTGGTGGGATGTTTGCCGGACATGACGAGTGTGGCGGTGAAATTCGTCATAAAGAGCATGGACAGCTTACGATGTTGCATTACGGCATGAGCAGCAAAACTGCAAATGAAAAATACAATGGTGGGCTGTCCACATATCGTGCGTCAGAGGGACGTACAGTGGAGGTTCCTTACCGTGGACCTGTATACAATACGATACAAGAAATTCTTGGTGGTTTGCGCTCGGCTTGTTCTTACGTTGGTGCTTTTGATTTGCCTTCTTTATACACCAATGGTACAATGGTGAAAGTGAATCGTACTATCAACAATATTTTTGAAGAGAATGAAATATGAATATTTTTGCTTTAGATAAAGATCCTCTTATTGCTGCTCAAATGATGTGTGACAAACACGTCGTAAAAATGATTCTTGAAGGTTGTCAAATGCTTTCAACAGTTCATTCTTTAGATACAGTACAAGATAATAAAATAACATTGTACAAACCATGTTTTCATAATCACCCATGTACTATTTGGGCAAGAGCATCTAAATCAAATTATTATTGGTTGGCTAATCATACATTTGAATTAACAAATGAATATAGTAGTCGTTATTATGGTAAAATCCATAAATCTACTGATATGGCATATTGGTTTACTAAAAATGCACCAAGCAATCTCCCAAATACTATTTGTACTGACTTTGCACAAGCAATGCCAGAACAATACAAGAATGTTGATGGAGTAACCGCATATCGTGCATATTATCTTGGAGAGAAAGCTAAATTTGCTAAGTGGAAGTTAGGAAATGAACCTATGTGGTTTACATCTGCAATGCTATCAAATAAAGTTATTTTAGTTTAACGAGGCATTTTAATTTTTTGACCCACACTTAATTTGTTTGGGTCTAAGCCAGGATTGGCTGCTTGAATTTGTTTAATCTTAGCCGGATCACCTTTAGTTAATTTCCATAACGTTTCGCCACTTTGAATCGTATGGTCATTGTCAACTACTGGTGATACCGGTTTATTCTTTTTAGGTTGTGTTGGAGTTCCACCAAGTGGTTCAGCTAATTTTGTAACTGTATCTATTGCTTTTGGTAAAACAGATATTGCTGTTTTTACTGCTTTTCCTGTGAGTGGAAGATTATTATTTCTGCGATCTGATTCTCCTCGAATTAGAGCACTTTCAGCCTCCATTCTCTTTGCAATTCCTGGAAGTAATTTACCTTTAATTGGTACACCATCTCTAGATGCTCTGTATTCAGCATTATTTAAAAGTTCATCAGCAGCCGCATCATATTGTTTTTGTTTTAATAAGCTTAAAGCTTTTGGTGATCCGCCTAGTGTTCCTCTATATGTTGAGGAGTACAATCCTTTTTGTGCGTCTGGTGTATAATCATCTATATCGGGAACAAGATCTCTCAATCTTTGTATGTGCTCATCGGTATCCAAATCACTTAAACTCTGAACCTGATCTTTTGTTAACTTTGCTTTTCCAGAACGTAAATTTTCATAACTAATATCTGGAGCAACTGTTTGTAATTTTTTTCTAGAAGATTCTGAGTCATTTAAACTATGACCAACACCAATTGTAGGATCTGCTGCACTACCATGAAGCCCCAAGATTTGATCTTCATTTCCCTGTATTTCATAAGGTCGAACAAAATCTTGTAAATCTTTTCTGACAGGCGGTAAGGGTGCTTCCATCAAAAATTGTTTAAATCTTAGCATATAATAACCTTTGACTTTGTTCTAGTTCATGGTATAATATGACAAAGGAAACATACAATGAACGTTCAACTATTTAGACTAAACTCAGGCGAAGAAATTTTGACTCGATACGAAGAAACCGAAACAGGCTATGTCTTTAAAGACCCAGCAGTTTTAATTCCAATGGAACAGGGGCAAATTGGTATGATGCCTTGGATGATGTATACGGACATTTCCCAAGGTGTTACTATTCCAAAATCATTTATTGTTTTTCATGTAAGCCCAGTCGCTGCACTGAAGAATCAATATGATGCTAACCTAAACAAAGGAATCGTTGCTCCTTCGAAGTCTTCGAAGTTAAAGTTGACGATGGATTAAATTGGATATAAACACGATAACTAAACTTTATGTTCCTATTGCCAAACCTATATCAATGGCAATGGAAAGACAAAAGAAACATATTTCTATTATTTTGTACAAAAAAGAAATTGTTGCTATTGGTCAAAATGAGTATAAGACTCATCCACAAAGTGTAAAACTTGGGTATAGGTATCCTGAGATGCATTCTGAGTTAGATGCATTCAGAAAAATCCCAAGAAGTTATCGTGATAAAAAATTAGTCCTTCTTAATTTTAGATTTAATCGGTTTGGTGTTTACAGAAATGCTAAACCATGTCCAATATGTCACAAATGGTGTGCTGATATTTTTCATGATATCTTTTATACAAGTGATGACGGAATTCTTAAATTAGAGGATTAACCAATGGAAACACGTAATATAATTGATCATTACCATTATTGGGAACATGATGCAATCTTATCCGATTTGGACGATAAACGTTTTAATTATTCAGTTGTCTGTTGTAATATTGGCAATGATTTTAATATTGCCACCGTTATACGAAACGCTAATGCGTTTCTGGCGAAAGAAGTAATTATCTATGGCAATAAAAAATATGATAGGCGTGGTACTGTTGGTACTCACCATTATACCAATTTTCGTCATGTACGAAATATTGATGATTTTGGATCGTTTATTGAATCCAAATCATGTGACACCGGAGGACAGATCCGACTCATAGGAATCGATAATGTTCCTACTGCTAAGGATGTAAGCACTTATGATTTTGATCCAAATATTCATTACATAATGATTTTTGGACAAGAACAAATTGGTGTACCAACAGAAATTTTAAATATCTGTAATGATATTTTGTATATTCCACAGTACGGTTCTGTGCGAAGTATTAATGTTGGTACTGCCAGTGGAATTTTAATGAATTCTTATTGTTCCAAAATCACACAAACTCTGGGCCTCGGAGTATAAAAATTTGGGGCTTTTTTGCTTGATGGTGTAACGGTAGCACCGAACCCTTTGAAGGTTTTTGTTTAGGTTCGAATCCTAATCAAGCAATTGATAAATATCTGGTATGCAAATAATAACACCTCTACTAACCCTGCAGAATCAATTGAGACTGCTTCATTGGCAAACTAAGTCCTATTCCGAGCATAAAGCCTTAGGACACGCCTACACGGCTCTAGACGGCATTGTAGACAACTTTGTAGAGACTTACTTCGGTAAATATGGCAACGTAAACGCCAAAGAAACTTTTAAGATTAATATTGAAAATTATTCGGAGAAAAACACCAAAGAAGTGCTCCAGGATGGTATTCGATACCTTGAAAATATGACAACAAATTTGTCAGAAAATGACACAGAGCTACTAAATATCAGAGATGAGATGCTTGCTGTTCTTCAGCATACAAAGTATCTTCTTCGCCTGACATGAAAATAACAGAACTAACCTACGAAATCCGTTTGTTGGCTCGCAAAGAAATAGATCCTTCTCGTAAGGATCTATTTTACCAAGTAGCTAGTCTACTTGAATATACAGATGACCTTGTGAAACAATGCGATCTAGCAGTTTGTTATGGACTTAAGTCTGGCACGGGCCCCATTGAATTGAACGGGGAACAAATATGCCCTGTGGATAAAGAAGTTTTAGGAATGATGGATGATTTCATCACCGAACTTATCCATAAAGGCTATTTTCCTCAAGAAGATAGATGGGAAGAAATAAGAAAATTAGACGCAGCGTAATAAGGCTGTTCTAACATTCTTAGGTAGCGTGCTATGACTCTGTGCCTTAAAATTTGAAGGCATGGTTTTTTGCACTGCTTTATTCTTGTATGGGTTCTTTTTAAACATCCAAAATTTGCGTGTTTCTTCCATGATAAAATGGGTATAGATATAGCAATTTGCTTGCTTGATATATTTCTTTTTGTCAATCGGAAGATCGTACTTGTGTATCAATTTTACAGCAAATTGTTCGCATTCACGTTCCATCTTACGAACCCAGTAAAATGCTTTTTTAATGGTTTTTACGGAATAATCTTTTCCAGCAAACCAGTCAACTACAATAGAACAATGTCTATCGGCTGTATTGTAAATTTTTGATTTTTGAATCCATTGTAAAAAATGGCAATATTCGTGTAAGAGAACATCTAAAAAATTTGGTGCTTTTCTGGCTACAGAAATTATTATGTTATTATCATCAAAACACCCGGAACAACGGCTACCTTCAACATTGATAGCCTTACCGCGTCCTATGACCAATTTACCATTATAAAGTTTTAAATGTTTACGCACATGGGAGACAAACTGACGGTGTTTGCGAGTCATGGCGTAGGAGCCTCCGTTAGAACTATTTATGAATAAAAATGCCCTAAAAGACAATATTTTTTTTATTAAAATAGGGGCTTGACAATACCCTTAATTTGTATTATAATATGCAATATAGAAAGGTTACTAATATGAATGTTACTAATATCAAGCGTCCGACTAAGATTCAGCGTGTTTGCAACTATATGTCACGGGGAAACACCCTGACTGAGGGCAAGGCACGATCCATGTTCAAGATTCGAAATGTCCGTGCTACGATGAGCGATCTTCGTGAAGCATTTGACACCTTCGGTCATCGTATGGACGTGGTTCGTGAGACTAAGAAGGGTCGTACCTTCTACCGTCTGCAAAATACGCGTTCCCGCTAAACTTTCAAAAAAGTTTAGCCTTTCAAAAACCACTCCAGTAATGGGGTGGTTTTTTATTTGGGCACCTAAATAGATGTAACAGGTGATTAATTTATGATATCAAGAAAATGTTGTTGTACGACTTCGAATACGTGCTGTGACCCAATTTTAAAAGATCAATTCGTAACTTTATTTGATACTGAATTAGATAGCGCATGTCCTGTATCTGATCAAGATTTGATAGTTTTAAAAATTAATCGTCCAGGCGCACAATCATATGGAAGAAATTATTCAATAGCAGCAGCTTCGAGTGGTGGTGGAGGACCGGGTGGTGGTGGACCCAGTTCTTGCCCAAAATGTTGTAGGACATGTTCTGCTGATGGATGTTTATGTGGTAGATTTACAGATTTATACGGTAATTTTGATATAACTAACGCATATTACAATGAATTTGCCGGTCGATGCACACCATGTTGTTGTTCAGTTCCATCTTCTTCACCTGGTGGCTGTTCTGATTCTTGTCAATGTCGTTACGTAAATACTGATATTACATGTGGATGTCCTGGTCTGCCTGATTGTCCTCCTGGAGATGGAGTGACAAACAAACAAACACCAAATAATGTTCCATCTATATTTAAAAAATTTGTTAATAGAGTTTTTAAAAACCCTCCATCATTCATGGACCAATATAAAATTACAAGTTTAGGTTATTTATCTAGCCTTGATGTAAATACAAATAAAAAATTAAAAGAAAATGAAAAACAAGTAACACAAACTACTAATAAAATTAATTTTCAAAATGAAAGATTTAAATCAAAATTAGAATTTTTAAGTAGATGTAAAAAATGTTTACAAGATAATAATATTGACATTGATTGTGTTGATGATGATATTAGTATAAATTGTCAAAATAAAAATACTAATATTTGTGAAAATTGTTCTGAAGAATGCAGTAATTTTTGTGATCCAATTTATGGTGGAACCCCACAACAAATAAAAAATAGTGAAATGTTATTAAGTAATGTAAATTACCAAGATGATATGATAGCATTAGATCCAGAATTAGATACAACAGATATCTATGCTGGTAAAACAGATGTTTCAAATTTAGTAAAAAGTCTTGGTGAAGGTGATTATGGTAATAATCAGACTATACCAGTAGGACAAAACCCATGTACTAAATGTGTATTCAGTGGTGGTAACCCAGCTGCACCTCCAATTTATTTTATTTACAGATATTCATCTTGTAATTTTATCTGGTATCCACCAGAATATGTTTTTAATTATAATAGAACTCCAAGTCAATGCCCTGGATATTTAAATCCAAAGGGAATAAAAACATGTGATTATTTCTTTGGAAGAGTAAATGGAACAGATGGTTCATCAGAAGGTAACTTTGAGCTTACTTGTGGGCAAAATGTATTTGATAGTGGTGATACTGATTGCTCAAGAGATTATAATAGTTATCCTTGCCAATGTACCCAATTCCCACATTTGAGTGGTGGAATATATGATACTTTACAAAGACGTATTAATGTTTCTAAGAAACAATTTTTTGGTGGATATATTGCAGGAAAAAATCCATTTTTACCAAAAGTAAATATCTCAGAATTAGGATGTTGTACTTGTTTTACCACACAAAGTGCCAGTAATACTTCGGGTACTTGTTCACAGTCAGGGGAGCTTTTTAATACAAGAAGAGGTAAATATTTATCTTATCCAAAAGCAAGTGGTTGGGGTTCTAGTATACAAGCTATAGGTATTGGTTGTACTGAAAATATACTTATAAGTCCACCAGCTTATAATCCTAATTATAGAACTAGTTGTTTTAGTCGTGGTATTTCACCATATTTAAGTAGAATATCTATTTCGCTTTATACTTTAGCATTTGATATTTTTCATTATGGTTCAGATAATCCAGCACAACAAGAAACTTTAGGTGCAACATATAGATCTTCTTCTATATTAGAAGATGGTAAAAAGTGGACAGCATTACGTTTTACTAAAATGTATAATAAAAAAGATTCTTTATACAATAAATTAGTTGGAATTGTATCTTTAGAACATCATTTTGAGTCATGGGCATATCACAGTAAAGCTCCATTTTCTCCACAACCACCTTTGTTAATGAATCATGCCTTAATTTTATTACTACCTTATGAAAGACCATATGCTGGGTTTGTAAAACCTTGTAGTTTTCAATATGAACCAAGAGCTGCAATGCGTTGGCAGATTTTACACTATACACCACGAACTGTTATGTATGGTTCATCTGGTGTTCCTATCTTCTTTTCAGATCTTTATGCCTTTGAACATTTATCACGTGAAAAAAATATTTTAATTGAAGGTGAAACGTTTAATGGTTCTAAATTTTTAGAACAATATTATTTGTATTTTTATAATAATCTTATCAAACCTTCTGTTGTAGGTGAACCTTATGTTGAACCAAAAGATGTTGCAATGTATTCTTATGTATCTACTTGTCTTACTGAAATGATTCGATATAATATTATCAGTATCAAAGACCACGCAAAAGATATTGCTGATGAATTGATTGAAATATTAGATCAAATTACTGTTGAAACTATTGATAGTGAATCTGTTGTAGTATTCCCAAATAATTTTATTAAAACACAAATTGGTGGATCTGCTGGTTATAATTATTTAATAACTTTTTTAAAGCGTTTAATTGGTTTTGATGCTGGTAATAATACTATTACAGATTGGGCTTCACTTAAACCATACGTAACAGCTAAAGTCATTAAGAGAATGATTAACCCAGAGAGTTTGCGGTATTCAGTAAATTTGGCTACCAAGAAAAGTCTTCCTGGTCCAATGTTCTTGGGACCACGAAGAGTTAAATTAATACCAACACCACTTTCATCCGGCTTAACAGCATGGGGATGTGAAAATGCTGGTTGTGACACATATGATCCATATCCACTAGATATACAATCAAATGTTAATTTAGTGTATTCTTCTGTTCATACAAATGATCTTGGCACTAATTTTGCTATTACTGTAAATGGAAAAGTTCAAATTACAGGAAATAATTCTCTTCCTGAATGTCTTATAGACAGTGACCCAGCTAATTTTACAAGATCACTTGGGTGTGTACCATTACATTTAAGTTATCGTCAAGATCTTCAAGAAAATCCAGACGATGCTGCTCCTGGAAGTATAGAAAAAATTTCTTGTAAAGGTAAATTTGCTGTTGCTTTAGTAAGCTATGGGGCATTTCCTATCGGAAATCATCGTGGTAATAATGGTACTGTAGCAAATAGAAGATTAGATTCTAATTCTGGTGTTCAAGCAATTTCAAGTGGTCCTTCTGATCCAAACTATGGTGGTGTTTACCGTGGTGATACACCAACAGTTGGTTACTGGGGTGTATACCCTAGCTGTCCTGGTTATGGTTATGGAGTTAATGATAATACATTTGCTTTAAAAACTTGGGGACCTGATAATACATATGGTATTTTTTATAATCCTCCAGGTGGCTTATATTATTGTCCTTCTTCTAATGATGAAAGTATTAGACCAAATGGTGTTGCAAATACAATGCCTTTAAAAAATAGATATAGATTATGGGTAGATGTTGCAGCAGGAGCAAAACATTGTGTTGCTATTACTGGTGATGGATGTTTATTTGTAACTCCAGATAGTGATAATACATATGATCAAATGTCATATGGTAAAGCACCAGCAGCAGTTTCAGTTGAATCAGATTTAACATATATTGAAAACATGCCTGTACCTGGTTATTTTAAAGACATTGAATGGAATGGAGATAGTCTTTCATTATGGAAAACGACTAATTGCAGTAACATCATTCCGTATAATGATAATACAAGAAAAAAATGTGATATTAGATGTTATTTGTATTCTGTTAATAATTTTTATGATTTAAATAGTGCTATAGATGGTACTCCTGGATATTATGATATTACACCGGAAAGACCTTTTTACATAAACGTTGGTGCTGGACAATATCATAGTATTGCTGTTTCTTCTGATCAGAATTTAAAAGTATGGGGTAGCTATGTTAAAGTTGATCAGTCTGGTAATGTTCTTCAACCAAATCAACAAGATATAACAGGTAATACTGGAATAAATCCTATACCAGCATTTACACCAATCAATCTTATTAATCCGGATAAATGGACACTTGGTGGAATAACTTTAGGTTGTAGGGGAGTAAATGAAGATGACCCAGATAATTATGTTTATACAACAGCAAAAAAAGACCCAGCTACTATTAAGATATTTCAAGTAGATGGTGGACCTGATTATAGTCTTGCTGTAACGGGGTCAGATACACCAGTGAATGTTATTATTTGGGGACATTCAGAAATGGTTTCTGCATTAAACAATACTGCAATTTCTGGTTTAACCGGATCTGACACTAAATCTTACAACTATATTGAAAAAATTATAGCTGGTGTAAATTCTTTTGGTGTATTGTACCGAAGACAAAATAATGCTCAAAAATTCTTAGATATTTTTACACGACCTTCGCGTAATACACAAGGTTCATATGATTTTGGTGTTAATAAATTACCATATACCGAATATGACTTTGAAGATGCTGCCTTAAGTTATGGTCATGCAATTGGTATTGTTAATAGTGGATTCAGAATTAATACCTGGAAACAAAGTTCGTTTAATACATATACAGGACATAATTTATTACAATTTACTAGTACTGGTGATCTTCCTTTATATTTCCAAAGTCAAGCTTTCTTTAGATGTGTAAAAGGTCATTGGGATTTTTCCAAATGGTTATTTGGTAGATCCTGTAAGCAGCTACAAGGCGAAGAACAAGACAATGAAGTAATATTAAAAGATGAATGCAGTATCTACTGGAAAAAAGGTGAAGCTAATTTATGTTTTACGGGTCACCCAAAATATTATTGGATGAAACCTAATGACAGAAGATATCAAAAAGTTACTCCATTACATACAAGGGATCCACAAGAAGATCTAACTGGTTGCGGACTGATGCGCGATGAAAATGGTGATGATGGATTGCAACCTATTGATTATGGTACAGGAAACGGTGCTGGAATAAACGGAGATACAAATCGTCAATTAGGTGGTTTGATTGGTGGGTGTTATTCTGGTATCGGTGATATATGTTGGGTGGGTGATGGTTCACCGAGTGCATTTCAATATTCAAAACAAGAAACACAATTTGGTACTGGTTTTCGTTGTGATTGTGAAGATGTATGTGGATGTCCACCAGAATCAGAAACTTATTATAAGTATGCTTGTGGTGGTCCCAAGAGTTTTGTAGGACTTGGTACTAACTGTTTTGATGGTAGTGTTTACGGAAGATCTGGATTTTCTTCAAATAAAGATTTTTTTGTTCAATCTCATAAATATTTTGGAAAAACAAGTGCCAGTCAAGCAGTCGATGAAGGTGTTGGTGGAGTATGCTGTGGTGTTGTTGATACAAATATAACTTATTTTTATTATGCAAAAAAATGTTTTTATTATGGTTATAATTCTACTACTGGGTTGTATGAGGTAAAAGATGCACCTTTAAAATATAGATCATATTACTGGGGTGATGGTAGAACAGGAGCAAACCCTGGTGCTACTTCGGCAGTTTATATGAATTATACGATGACTCCAGAAGATTGTATTGTAAAATATTATCAGGTAGATTATTATATGCAATACCCAACAGTTTATGTTGGTGGTAATCGTTTACAACAATTAAAACAAAGTTTTTCTAGTTCTATAAATCTTGGTAGTAGATCAACTGCATGTCAAGATTGTTATTGTAGTGCAGATGAAGTATGTTCTCCAACTAACACATGTCAGTTCTGTTCTGGATGCAAAGATAAAAAGGCTGGAGCTAATTTATTGGGTCCAGGTGGATGGATATATAATCCTGGAGCAGCATGTAGAGCTGGTAACATAGGAAATGGTGTTCCAGTACATTCAGGTGGATCTCTTAGTAGTTCAATTGCTTTGTTTGATAAAACTTTATATCTAGAAGCTGGTGCGTCAACATATTTGGGACCTTTAGTGAAATTTGGTCCATATACAGGACGATTACCCCCAGGGTTTACTGCGCTATGTTATACGGGTCCAGCGTGTCCATGTCCAAACTATGATGCACAGTGTGCTGGGTGTAATTTACAATGTAATGCGAATGCAGTTTATGATGTTCTTGAAGAATATGATATAGATGATTTAACAAAATATAATTTAGTTGGAGACAAAATAACGTATACAGAACAACAAACACTTAAACTGTTTAGAGTTTATGAAGAATTAAAATCTACATGGATTCCTACAGGTATGACATTGGATCCTGTAGCGTTTCAAGGTGGTTGGGATTTGTCAAGTGGATGTGGGAACGATAATATCGATAGGTTTTATGCTTTCCTTAAATATCAAGATGGTAATACTTCTATGATTGCTGTTGCATCAGATTTAACTTGTGTCGCATTGACAAATTAAAAGGAAAAAATATATGAATTTTACTAATACTCATTTTGTGTCGGGAGAATCGTATTCTGGGGATGGTGTAAACACATTTACACGAGATAGTTTAAATACAAACCCAGGATTGGATGTAGAGCTTTATACACAAACTAAAAAAGAAACTATACCATCAGAATATAGTAAATATATTAATTTTAATTTTACTATTAAAAAAGTAATAAAAATACATAAACACATAATAGGATCAGGTGACATAATAGATTATTTTACGTCGATTACTGGTATTAAAAGATTTATAATTTATATCACAAAAGGAAATTGTGGTTGTGAGGCTCGAAGAAAAAAATTCAATAAACTTTTAACTATTCCTTATTATACTATATCAATTACTAATTTTTCATATATTGATGAAATTGTAAGTGGATATAAAAAAGAAGCAGTGAAACTAAAATCATCTTCAACTTCTGTTGATCAAATTTCAGCTGAACATATGGAAGGTCATATTGCTATGTTTAAACCAAAGCCTACATTTGTAGCACAAACCAAAAAATCAGGTTGTGGGTGTGCAAATAAAAAACGTTGACAATTTAAAAAATATGTGATATAATATCATTAACGAAAGGTTACAAATGGAAATTAAGTATTTTAAGATGATGAATGGTGAAGAAGTTATCGCAAAAGCCAAAAAGGTAAACTCTGATTGGTACATGGAAGATCCTGCTCAAATTATTCATTTACAGGAATATAAGCTAGGATTGGCAAACTGGCTACCATATACAACAATCAAAGAAGGTGCATTGATTCCCGGTACAGCAATCATGTTTGCAACTGATGTTGCAGAGGATATGATTGAATACTATGGTCGTTGGGTTGACCCAAATCTTGTTGTAGAACAAGATGCAGTTACTGAAGTGACTAAGTAATTTTAATAAATATTTGCGTGTTTAAAGGCAAATATAAAAAGAAATTATCTGATGGTTCTTTGGCTACGTATTCCACAAATGATGTTGTTATGTTTCATGGAAAATTATACGCAGCCAAAGAACCTATTTCTTTGTCCCCATTAGAAAACACAAATTCATGGGCTTTTGTTGGATCTACTGAAATTTTTAATTCAGATAACCCACCGTTAAACCCAGAGATTGGACAAATATGGGTCAAGGATGGCACATACTATTCTTATTACTATGATGGTAATAATTATGCTTGGGTTGCTATTTAATTTACTAAAACTATAAGTTCTAAAATAGAAGTAGTTTCTCGTTCTAATTTAAGAAATATATTTGTATTCAATCTAGTTTCTGTACCGGCAAATACAAAGGAAGCACCTTCAAATCCAGGTGTACCAAGTAAATACGACAACCCAGTTAATGGAATTGAACAACTTCTGTCTGCAAAGGCACTTATAAGTGTTCCATAATTTCTAGAATCTGACAAATCAATTTTGAAATTGATATCACGAACAAATGATCCGGCTGTAATTGTTAATGTATTTGTCACGATTTCATCAACATAAATTTCATTTATAGTTGTGTTAGATAACAGTAACGGTATTTGGAAATCTGTTGAGGCAACAAAATCAGTTACAACCGAGTTTCTATAAGTTAAGTGATATATTTTTAACAATTCTAAAGATATAGGTGTTGTTATTGGTGTATTGGTTGATAAAGTTAAACTTTTTAAAGTTGTATTTTGATACCAGGATTTTGCAATATCATAAGGTGCAGTAGTTAGATATCTTAATTCAAATTGTTTTTTGTTTTGATACTCGATAAATCTAGTAAATACACCCGGGTCAACGTAGTTATATCGAACTACACCATTAATAGTTTCGTCGTAGTTTAGTGCTTCAATGCTCGGAATACCTCGCATATAAGTAGATAATAAACTATTTTGAAAGTATAGATTTTCATTGGTGATAGTGGATGACTGTGAAAGTAATACAACTTCCGATCCATCATTCAATACAGTAAAGTTTTTAACCGGAATACGTCCAGTATTTAAAGTACTCTTCTCAACTTCTACGTATTCTTCATAACCAAAATCACTACCATATAACCCAAGATACTTAAGGTTTAATGGATCATTGTTTGGTAACTTAGACACCAGAATATTTGCTGTAGAACCATTGATTGTTGTAAACTGAATTGCATCTGTAAATAAGTTTGCATCATATATGCCACTAGCTAAACCAGATGTTCCAGTTAAACCAGAAAAATATAAAAACTCATTATATGCTCCGGTTTTTCCCTGTAATGTAAATTGCCCGGACCAAGTTGTCCTGGCACCTGTATCGATGTTTACGTAAACACCTGAAGTAAACGCACAGGTATTACCAACAGACATAGTATCAAAAAAGATTTTTAAGAATTTTAAATCGTTTGAATTTTTACTATGCGAATAATTAAAGAAATAACTATTTCCCGAAGCCAAAATATTTGGAGTGGAGTGAATAATTCCTTTAGTTAAACATGGATTTGCTGTTGCCCCAACAAATTCCAAAGTAAAGGATTGTGTTGATTTTACTACTGTTAGTGGGACAGCCATATTTAACTAGCCATGTATGAAATTATTTGTGTGGATGACTTGGCGCGAATATAAATTGTATTAAGATTGATTACATCTAAGAAAACATTCTGACCAGGATCAAGTTCATATCCTGTAACTGCAGCACCATCTGAGTGAATATAGATCAAGTCCGTATTTGCAGATGATGCTTTCAGATTTACGCCACTTCCGGAAGTATAACCAGAAGCCAACAACCAAGTAACACCAGTGGTTGCGGTAACTCTGCCAGCAGTAAAGTTTGAAGGTCTTGCTGCACCAGATGCAATTAAGGCTGCGTTCAGGGTAGTCATCAATCCATAGATGGCAGTCATTCCAGTTAAAATATTTGTATCATTGATACCAGCGGTACCAGTTACTGTGACATTTTGTGATACACCACCTGATAGACCTTCAACTCTCAGAGCAGAAGTAGACCCGTAATTTTCTACGTAGATAACAGGATTGATACTCGCAGTTATGTTAATATCTTGGAGGTAAACTTTAAGAGCATCTCCTGATACGCCAATGGCTGTGTTACCTACAGTAACAAGAGCAGATCGAATAAAAGGGTTACCATCGTAACCATATACCTTGATGCTGGAGTTTGTATACGTGAGAGGAATGCCCCCAGTGATCGCTATAGGAGCTCCGCTGACACCGAGGACACTTACGGTCCCCTGAACAGTTACAGGACCGCCTGCGCTGTTTCCCTGTACAATTATAGGAGTAGTAAAATTAACAATGTTTGCAGTAATGCCTGCTGATAGTACGACAGGTAGCGGGGTAGTACTACTGACAACTGTAGAGCTGGCAGTATTACCATAGGCCATTTTAAAGACCTGGAAATGACTACCTCCCACTTCATTGGTAGCAAGAGAGGCGGTAAGTCCTGATGCAATATTTACTGTAATATTATTTGCCATTGATACTCCGAATCACATATATTTAGGGTATTATAAGTATTGATATTTTTTTTAAATTCTGGTATAATATCCACATGTATCTAGACGAAAATATAAAATTAACATTTTCAAGTAAAGTACTTGAAAGAGTACAAAAAACAAAATTATCATATATGGATTGTGTGTTGGAATTGGCAGAGGAAATGAATATTGAACCAGGTGCTGCTGGGAAACTTTTAACAAAACCTTTAATTGAAAAAATTCAAGAAGAAGCAAAAGAATTGCATCTTATGAAAGCAGTTAAAGGCAAAAAGTTACCGGTTGATGGTTGACATTCACCCTAAATATGATAGAATAAACAAATCAAGGTAGGTCCTTGATAATTTTCATGGTCTGGGTAGTCCCCAGAGAAAGGTCACTATATGGGATCGTTTTCAGATTTTAAGAAGCGTAGTAAGAATTCTATCGAGGACTTGAGCAAGAAGTTGGTCAGCCTGAATAGCAAGGAAAGCTATAAGGATGATCGGTTTTGGAAGCCAGGACTCGATGCATCCAAGAATGGTTACGCTGTAATTCGTTTTCTTCCGTCCATTGAGACTGAAGAAGTTCCATTCATTAAACTTTATACTCACGCTTTCAAAGGTAAGGGTGGCTGGTTTATTGAAAACTGCCGTACCACATTTGGCGAAAAGTGTCCGGTGTGTGAAGCTAATACTGAACTCTGGAACAGTGGATTAGAGGAGGACAAGGATATTGCACGATCACGTAAGCGTAAGCTTAATTACATCAGTAATATTTTGGTCATCAGCGATCCATCCAATTCAGAAAACGAAGGTAAGGTATTTCTATTCAAGTATGGAACAAAGATCTTTGAGAAGGTTCAGGCACTTATGTCTCCTGAATTCAAGGATGAGACTCCCGTTGATCCCTTTAATTTCTGGGAAGGCGCAGATTTCAAACTCAAGATTCGTAATGTCGGTGGTTATGTAAACTACGACAGAAGTGAATTTTCAGCTCCAGCACCATTGTTTGGTGGAGATGACAAGAAGCTTGAGGTTCTGTGGAAGAAGCAATATGCGTTGGCTGAGTTTGTGAATCCTACTGGCTTCAAGTCATATGATGAAGTCAAGGATCGCTTCAAGAAGACTGTCGGAGATGATATCCGCGAACAGTTTGATGAGGCTAACGAAAAGACTGTTGAGGATGACTCGACAGTAGAACAGATTCCATCGGAAGATACCGATACTCTGGACTACTTCAAGTCTCTAAAGAGTAAGCAAGACTAAAGAGAGCCCCTGAAAAGGGGCTCTTCTTATTTTACTCTATATGATGGTGTACCAGAAATTTGATTAGCGGTAAGAGTAAATAAAGACTGTGAGTTGTGAACTGTAATATGTTCACTATCATAATCTTTTGACCCTTTGTCTTTATTTGATTGGTTTACCGTTGCTGCAATATTTGTAAATGCAGGTTGTAACATCTTCAATGTATCTTTTTGAAGTTTTTTCCCTGTCATTTCTTTAATTTTTTTATCCATTTCATCCAACATAGCTTCATTATTTTTTATATTATCTGCTGTTGATGTTTTTGGATTAAATTTTGTTGTGTCTGCTTGTATAACGGGAGCTGTTGGTGCTTTTGGGACTAAAGCTTTTATCAAATCTACTCCCTTTGGTCTATTTTTATCAGCTTTTAATTTGTCAATAGTTTCTGCTTGAGGCATCGCAGCCTGTGGAACAAATACAGATGGTTTAAAAACAGCTGGGACCGTTGGATTAAGTAACTTCTCAGAACTTAAAATTGATGGATTTTTTGTATTAAGTAATTTTGGTGCACCCAAAATAGATGGAATGGTGTTCGTTGGTTGTGGAGCAGAAGGAAGTGTTGGTGAAGTTGGTGGTGCGGATAATTTAATTTTATCCATAGCACTTTCTTTACTATCTGTTCCCAACATTGCTTTTTTATTTTTATCCATATTATCTCATTAAATCAGAATTATATTGTTCTTGTTTGTTTTGATTTTCTTCTTCGAGATGAGTTTGTAACATATTTAAATATATTTCGTATTCCCATGGATACATATTTTCAATCTCAGATACCGATAGTCTCTGTGAATTTGTTAATAAGAAGACCATTTTATAATAGTCAACCAAACTAAAGTAATTCACACTCAGGTAAAAAAACGCAAAAAGCCCTCGACAACAATTATTTCTTCGCCGTTGGCGACATCATAAGTTAATTTTGGTCCATCTTTTAGGAAGTTTTTTAAGAGTTTAATTTCACTTAAATAAATTTCATCTAAAATTTTAGTAATATCACTAGACTTGAATAAACTAATATCATGTCTTTTGTTGCCAATCGTTATCACTTTTATAATTTTAGTTAATAACTTATCATCATCAATTGATGATAATTCATAATAATCACATACTCTTGGTTGTGCTACCGTTAAAGTAATATTTTTATTGGTTGATATATCTTTTGTCAAAACCCCATTATTAAATTTAATATTGGATATGTTTAATTCAAAATTAATTGGAATTGGACCATCCAATAATAGTTTAATATTTTCCTCTACACTTTTAGCTCTTATCTGTAAGAATAAAAATTCTAAGTCCGCAAGATATAACTGTTCTGGGTTTTTAATATTAGAGCAACTTTTTAAAATATTACAAATATTTTTTAATATACTACCAACATGAGTTTCTTCTGAAATAATAGATATGGTTTTTTGATCTCTTATTTTGAAAGGGCTATAGAAGACATCAGTTCCACTTACAGGTAAAACTGTTTTGTATTCTGGTTGAGCAGTTTTAATATCGTTTAAAATTGTATCAATGTCGGTCATGTTATGAATCTGCTGTTAAAGTAAGTTCGTATTTTCGGAAAGCAAAACGTACAGTTATTTTTAAATATTCATTTGTGTTTAATGAAGAAAATTGAATAGGAGCAATCTCTACAGGAAAAATTTCATAAAATCTATATGTTGCTGTCACTTTACCATTCAAATCAAGAACATCCAATACCATTTCATTCTTTTTTACTACATCATCATAAAAATAAGTTATCCAAGTTTTTGCTCCAGACCCTGACAGATTTTCGCTATATATGTTTTTCATCCAATTATCAAAAGCCTGTGGTAATTTATAATCACCAAAAACGGGAAACGTAACCAACACACCGTCTTTATAGGATAAACCTCTAGGTTGAGATCTTCCCAATCCTGGACCACTTAGAGCATCAGCTTGTGTATTCATTACGATATCGGGAAGCAATACCGTTTCAGCAATATACGTATTTGGTGTCCCATCACCACCAGATGTTGCATTAAAAAATGCAGCCTGCTCTCCGGACAAACCATTAAATTTAATTAAAAATCTGTTTGCTCTTTGTAGACCACCAGAAGCAGTAATTTTTTCTTTTAATGCTGAGATTGAGGTATTGATGTTAGCCACAGAATATGTCCTTTTCTGTTAAAATTTGAAATTGCATCTGGTGTTTTTCACAAAATTTTTCTGCTGCATTCCATTTTGCTTTATTAATTTCAAAAATTAACTTGTCTTTGCTTGATGCTGATTCTTTAAGGTTAACCTGTTTTAATGGTTTGACCTCTACTATAATTGATTTGTTTATGTTATTTTGTTCAACCTGAATCAAAAAATCAGGAATATATCTGTGTACTTGTTTATCAACGGGATGGACATATGGAATTTCAATTTCCTCAAATGACCATTTTTTTATCTTTTCACTTTCATCAAAAAATTTACAAACTCTTCGTTCCCACAAAGATCTACATTTTATGGAGTTTTTAGATCCGATGTATTTGTTAGGGTTTTTGGGAGTAAATGTAGTTTTATATGCCATGGGCTAAAATATTTAGGTTATATTCCTGCTAAATAATTTTATATGTCAGATCTTCAATATCCACTTGATCCATATGCTGCTGAAATACCATTTTGGTGTGCTTTTAAGTGTGCTGAATATTCTGTAATAAATGAAAAAAGAACACGAGAGTATATCAACACCTTAAATCTAGTGGCAATTTATTTACCGTTTACTGGTGAACCCAAGATGACCATGGAGCATAAGTTTGTCGAAGGTACCAACCCAGTAGGTCCGGTTTTAAGTTTGGCTGGATTGAGAAATACAAGCGGTAGTGACGGAGATGCTACTTTTTTAGAGAGACTTTCTGCGCCAGCTGCAGCTTTTTATGAAACAACATTTACTACGGATACTTATAGAAGATTTAGTAATGTTACAGAAGCTTCTATGACCAGCGAAGCACGCAGAACTTTTACTTTTAAATATCTGTTTGTTCCAAAAAATGAGAATGAATCAGACGCTGTTGATGCTATTGTTACAACTTTTCGTAATCTATCATATCCTAAAATTGTTCCAGGTTTACCTGAAAGAACTATGCCACAAAATATTTGGACTATATCTGCTTTTGGTAATGTTGACGATGAAGAGGGTGATGCAAGTATAACCAGTAGTTGGTTGGGTGATCCATTACCATGTGTATTACAGCACATGGAAGTCGATAAAGGAGATCCATCAGATCCAGTTTTAAAAATTTTACCCAACTCAAAATCTTTGATGACTTTATTAACTCTTACATTTTTAGAATTTGAAACAGGAACATATTCTCCAGTTATGGATAAATTGTTATCAAAATCTGAAGTATCATACTTAGGGGACGCAGCCGGATGACATATTTTACAAATTTTCCTAAAATTAAATCTACTATAAACAATAAGTCTATAGGTATGGTTGATATTTCTTTTGGTTTAGAATATGACCCCGAAGAATTTACTTCTTCTACTACTCAAATGGGTACATTCAAAACTATTGGTAATTTGTCAGCTAGCATTTATGCAAAAGATGCTAATAATTTTTGGGGTTTAATGTTTGCAAATGAACAGATAAACCCATGGACTTTTTTACAAGAAACTCCATCAGAATTCAATACTGCAAATAAAGATTACACAGCTTTTTATTGCAAATATGGTTCAGCAGGAAAATTAAATCCAAATTCTTATTTTTACTTACAACCAGAAGATATCATTGTAAAAGGTATATACTCTGGTGGCTATACTGCAGCAGACAATCTATTCCCGGATTATGATACATATTTTGATACTACTGGAACCAATATAGTTACAAAGGGATTTGGTGATACAAAAAAAGCTCAAATATCCAAAACAATTGGATCAACTGCCTATGCTGATTTAACAGACCCCAATAATAGCACCTTAGCTTATACGCTTATTATTTTACGTAAGGGGTCTACGGGATATTATATAGCAAATAATCCTGCAATTGGTGATGGTGGTATAAGTAACCTAAAATCATATCCATATATTCAATCAGATGCTTTATTTTTTAAAAAGGATATATCAAGTGTAACCTCACCAACACCGAAGATTAATTCTTTGGATTCTATACAAACATTAATATCCGGTGATGACCCACAACCAAGTAGTGAAGCAATATATTCAGAACAGTATAATCCAATCACAACAGAAGAAGCATATGCCAACACATACCAGGCTACTTCTACTGTAAAATATCTAAAAAATAGTGACCTCGGTACTATTGTTAAAAAATTAATTTAAATTATGCAAAATCCTATTTCGTCACCAATACAATCGATCATATTAAAATCAAATTTATCAACCGAGGATTCTGATTTTGATATTGAATTGATGAAAAATAATAAATTTTGTCAATTTGAGCGTATGGAATTGGAAGAAAGTGTTAATAATATTTTTCCAACTGGTGCTCTCATTGTTAGAGATACTAGTGACATCTTAACTTACATTGCAGCAAAAGAGATAAAATCCATTATTGTTTCTATGGGTGATCTTGATGACACTACTTCTGAAAAATATGAATGGAGTATTACATCAATAACTTATGCCAATAATGCTGTATCTGAAATAGATCAAACTTTTGTAGTTATCTATTTTACAAATAAAATATTCCAAGAATCTCAAGGAAAGTCATTTTATGATGAGATTGTTTATGAAACAGATTCTGAGGGTGAAGTAACAGCAGTCCCTAGTTCTTTGTGGGATATATCATATCCGTTTGTAACTACACCAGAACATATTATCAAAACATATGGATACCGATCAGTTTTTTCAAAGCCATTATTTAATAAAAGAGATTCTGATGGTAATGAAATAATATTAAGGGGATGTGGTATAAACAATAATATTAAAAATAACTTTGAACCTAAAAATGCTGTTTTGTTTAGACCTAAAATAGCAGATGCAACTCGACAAGAACAATACCAAACTAATATAATTTCATATTTGAATTATATTTTTACATATGCTGTAAGTTCTCCTAATGGTAGCAATCAGTTAAAACCCTATTATATGTTTTGGACTGATTTTACAAATTGTTTAAATTACAAATTTTTTGATCTTCGCAGTGATCTAACTACAGGATTATATAAATTTGATCTTGATCCTGCTGATCCATATCATATACAACCATATGGTGTTTATGATTCGCCCGATGTTCAACGTCTTTTAAAAGATGTTGACGGCGAAGATATTGAATGTAAAAAAATATATGTATTGGTAACAAATCCAGCTACAAGTATAATTAATAAAAATTATTATTATATTCGAGATTCACCAGTATACATGGAAATTCCATCATTTGGTATTTCGGGTTCAACTACAGATCCTGTTAATCTGATGAGTCCATATTTAAGCGACTCGGCAAATACACATTTAACCACAGTCACCAAGTATACAGAAAATGTTGCTGGTGGTGTTACCTATAGTATGAGAACTATGGCATTAGAAGATGCTAATTTAACATATCTACCGGATAGAGGATTCTATGGATATGCATCTGATTTTACTCAAAGCAATACAAAAATCAATACAACGGATGCTGTTGCATCATATGAATTTTTATTAAACCATATTGAAGCTACTCCTCTTGGTTTACGTGATTCATACCAGCAACCAAATCCACAGACACCGTTATATCCATTTAACGACAATCCATATATGTGGCAGTTTGCATACGATCTATCTAGAACACATCCAAATTTGGTTAGAGTTGAAGATGGTGATGTTATATCCGTAAAAGAAGTTGATTTTTATCAAGATTTATCAGACTTGTTATATACAGATGGTGGAGATATTTTTTCTCAAACAGTAATTACAGAATTATTAGAATCCATTACTTTAAATAAAGTGCTTCAAGCCAAATATAAAGCAATGGGTGATAAAAATAATTATGATAATTACCGCAGAAAACAATTAGAACAAACTGAAAAAGAAAATTTTGTTGCTAATGTCTTGTGTTGTATTGGTGACGATCTTACAGCAAAAGAAGATTGGTTCTTTGCAAAAATTACAGGCTTTATTCCAGATAATAGAAAATTACGTTCTGGTATTGGGGTAGAGAATGATATTAAACTGGGAAATGTAGCTGATGCATGGTTGTATTCTTGGAAAAAGTTAGAACCAGGACCTCTTTTTGTTGGGCTTACTGCAGGGAATACGTCAGATATTGAACGATCTGCATCATATCATAGTATGATGCATGGATGGACAACCAGCCCATGTATAGGTTCAACTGGTATGCCAGATTCATTGTTTATTACAGAGATAAATGGTTTATATGGTCCGGGAATGAAAGCTGGTGGATCGTTTACTGGTATGTCATCATGGGCTATAAATCTTAATGAAAGATTAAATGGTCAAAATGATAATATATATTCTATACCAAACGGTCCAGGTGAAAGTGGTACAGATACTAAAAATTACAGAGGACCAGGATATTATAAAGATAATATCACTACAAATGGTCAATTTGCTTATAAACCAATTGGATTTACTGGAAGTATTTTTACCCATAGTAATGCTTTACCATCCGGTCCAGGATTCAACAAATGGGAGTCGGCTTCCCATATTGTAAAAATGTATAAAATTAAAGTTAATAAACTGAGAGAGATGGGTTGTATACCACCAGCCCCGAACCTAGATAATGAATATATGTATTACTTTATTGCGGAAAACGCAGTTGATGGAATCTGCTAATGGCTAAAAAAATAACAATTCTTGGTACAAATATATTAAAAATTCAAACAGGTAATGCTGTTTCGAATAGAGATTCATATACCTGTGCAAATCCAAAAATCACAACTGGTCAAGTAGAAGCACCATATACATTAGAAGAATGTTATGAGCTTTTTCCAGAAATTAAAACTATTGCTCTTGCTTTAGGTGTTGGTAATACTTATAGTTTGGAGGCTAGTTTTGGTTTAAGTGGTTCTACCAGTGGACTTTGTATTTGTGGTTTATCTGGTGCATCAGGTTTGGGTATAGCAGGTGGTTCGGGTGGGTTTACTTTAATCTTTAACGAACCAGATCCAGAGTGTGTGAACATTTATAATATATTGGGCAAAGATTGGGCTGGTTGTTTTTGGCCTGACCCAATGGCAACCTTTAGTTGTAACTGCCCTTTATATGGTGATATGTTTGAAAATTTCTTAAAGTATCGTTTAGGATCTGCAACCTTTTGGGATACACCAATAGAGACCCCAATAAATCGTCAAGATTTTGTAGAATCAATTAAAGAATTGATTGAAATTACAATTGGTGGTGATTTGAGTCAACGCCCAGGTGATATTGTATATGTAAAAATGGATGATCCTACTGGATTAGCTACTCTCAGTGACGATAAACCAGCCAACCAAGTAAAAACTGGTTACTATTATATTATGCGTGCGAAAAACGTAATAAAAAATGATGGTGGTCACACTACCATTCTATCTTTGAGCACTATGACAAATTCTAGGTTCTATCCACCATATGAAGATAACAAACCATATGAGTCAATTTAAGTATAGAAATTACCCTAAATAAATGGGTACATGGATAAAATAGATTTTGACATTCTTTTAACTACAATACCTTCTGCAAATGACAGACAAGATGTAGCTTTGGTTGAGGGTAGCTATAATATAGCACAACAAATAAAAAACGTTGTATTATTGGATAGATCAGAAAATAGTTTTAATTACGCTTTAGGAACAAATATTAAAAGTTTTTTAATGGGCAATTTGTCTAATGTATATATTGTTGTTGATCAAATCAATACAGCGATAACGTATGCAGTTAAAAATGTAAATAAAGTCAGAACTAGAATATACAATAATGGTGGTATTTTAACTATTGTGGTTAAGTATGATTATTCTACAAAAACATCATCTAGCGTAAACAACCAAGTAACAATAACAATGGATACAAATACATGAATTATGATTATAGCACATTAAATGTAGGCAAACTTGATTATGATTCTATCAAATCAAGTTTAGTAACATTTTTACAAAAATATCCACAATTTCAATATTATGATTTTGCGAACCAAGCATCAGCCATCAATATGTTCTTGGATATTTTGTCTGCAAATACTGCATATAATGGTTATTATTTACATTCAGTTTTGACAAATTCTTTTCCAACAACCGCTTCAACTAAGCGTACATTGCTTTTAAACGCTGGTTTACATGGTGCGTTTATTTCTGATACCGTTTCTTCTCGGTGTGTCGCAACAATACAAAACAAAGAAACGAGTGCAATTCCAGCATATAGTGTTTTTAATGGAACCCAGGCAAATGGATCCCCTTGTTTATTTTATAATATAACAGCAATTCCAGTTACAGTTGATGACGATACAACCGATGTTGTGTTAGTTGCAGGAAAAACAATAACTGAATTTGGTAATTATGACTTAGCAAAACAGGTAATTTCTATTCCTGTATCATATGATCCATCTACTGTTTCTTTTAGTTCTTTTGCTACTGATGGTAGCGAAGTTTCATGGAGTAGAGTAGATAAATTTTCAAATAATTCTGGAACTCAAATATTTACTGTTTTAAACGGTCCTGGTGTTTATTATGTTACCAATAATATTTCTGGAGCAGAAGTTATCACCGGTGCAGCAATTTGTCGAGCCCTAGAGTCTTCAGGAACCTTAACCGATTCTGCAATAATCTTAAATGCAAAAATTTACAGTAAGGTCACCGTAGTTAGTCATACAAACCCAACTGGTGGACGAAACGGTACAACAAAAGATTATATTCGAACATATACTCAGTATGCTGTAAATACAAGAGATAGAATTGTAACAGAATATGATTATAAAGATGCAATCTATTCATTTTTAATTGGTAAAGGTTTAACAATAGCGTATACCGATATTGTTATTAGCAGCCCAAGTGTGGGTCAGATTAGATTTTATGTTCCCAATTTGTCAGATGCATTACAAAGTGAATTGATCACAGATTATCTTGCCGTTAGAAAAATTGCTGGTATCATAGTATCATACGGACAATAATATGACATTATTTTATAGTTTTACAAAAGATTCAATTCAAACTGGTATCCAGAGAATTGTCAATACTACTTTTAAATTATTGCGTGAACAGGGTATTCCAGAAAAAGAATGGGATGGCGATAAGATTCAAATTAAGAATCAATTTCCATCATGGGTACAAAAAGAATATGGTGTAGACCCAACTGCAGCCCCAGTAATTGATTTTTTTACTTATTACTATAGATGGCTTTTTGATTATGAAGGCTATGGTATGGGATTTTATCTCGAAGATTTAAGAGATATTCACTATGTCCCAGATGCATTTTTGCAAGCGTATGCAGACTTGGTATTTTCTAGTAATTTAAATTTTGCTACTTATCCAGAACTTGTTAGTAATTTTAGAAGATTTTATATGACATATGATGTATACACAAGAATACGTGGTACACAAGAAGGTATGGCATATATCTTAAAAAGTTTATTTGGTGTAACAACTGTTAGTATTTCAGTAAGTGCGGGTGGTAGATATACAGTTACATCAGATTTAAACCCTTCGTATCAAACACTATTTAAAACTTTAGCGTGTCCTTTTTCTTTTGAAATAACTTTTGTAAGTGTCTAATGAATTTTTTAAATAAATGTATTGCTTTGGCTATGTCGTTGGCTTCACGTGGTTTTACAAACAAAAAAGCTTTTGTTTGGGAAAAACAATTACGTGTATTGTCTTGCTTTGGTAACTCATCAATTTCACCTTGCCCAAATTTACTTAAAAGTGAACACCATGGTGGACATTATTGTGGTGGGTGTGGGTGTGGTGATAACACGTATACTCAATTATTAATTAATGGTGAATCTTATTCTAAATTGGATTATCCGTATCTTTCATGTCCATTGAAGATGCCAGGATTTTCTAATTATGAGCCAGCAAACCCTAAAGAAATTGAAGAAAACAATAGAAAAACTCAAATTGAGCTTTATGATATAATGGAACTTGATAAAATTATTGTATCAAATCCAGACCCATCCAATGCAGAATATGAGATTTTTGAGAAAATGGCTAAAATTAAAAGTTCTCAAGAGCCTAAATAATTTTTGTAATGGATCCAACAAACAAAGAAGAATTTATTGGTTTTTGTAAACGAGCCCTAGGCGAACCAGTTGTCACGGTTAATATTGGCTCAACTCAAGCCGATGACCGTTTAGATGACTGTTTAAGCTATCTAATGGAAAAGCATTTTGACTTTGTTCATAGAGCTCTGTTTGCTCATAAAATTACTGCACTCGATTTAACGCGCCAGTATATTGATACTGATACTATTGGTCCTGCACTTGGGTCTAGTGGTGGTTGGCCTAGTTCAGACCATATTTTAACCATTAGTAAAGTTTATCCTATTACTTCAACTGTTGGTGATTATATCTTTGATCTTAGATATCAGTTATCCATGCAGGACTTCTTTGGTATTTTCTTTAATCAGGGTCAAGCATCCTATGGTGCTCTATCAAATTACGAGATGGCAAGAAGTTACATTCAAACCATTGAAATGGATTTTGCATATCCGGTTGCTTATACATTCTCAAAAGCTACATCAAGACTATTTTTAGATACAGGTAAAGACCGATTGTCACCTGGAAATTATTTGATGTTTGAAGCATATGTTGCCATTGACGTAGATTTATATCCAAAAATATGGAAAGACCGTATTTTTAAACGATACTATACGGCTACCCTGAAAAAACAATGGGCACAGAATCTTATGAAGTTTTCTGGTGTTCCGTTACCCGGTGGTGCACAAATGAATGCACCTGCTCTTATGGCTGATGCGCTACGCGAAATAGAAGAGATTGAAGATAAGATAACCAAGATGTACGAGCCACCACCAGATATGCTGATAGGCTAAACCATGACTACCAACCCATATATTCAAGACGATACTGGACAACAAGATTTGATGGAATCTATCACCATCGAAATCATTCAAGGTACCGGAAGAGATGTGGTGTATGTTCCACGTCAATATGCAAATATTGATAAAATCTTTGGTGAAGATATGGGTACTTCGTTTTCTACGTCTTACGTTATCGAAGCGTATATTAAAACTAATACCGGGTTTAAAGGCACTGATATTATTAATCAGTTTGGTATCGAAGTCAAAGATCAACTCACTCTAGTTATTGCAAAGAAAAGATTCAAGGACATAGTAAGTGCAGCTGAACCCACGATTATTCGTCCACGTGAAGGTGACTTAATTTATTTTCCTTTGTCCAAAAGTATATTTGAAATCAACTTTGTAGAACATGAAAATCCATTCTATGCATTAGGCAAACTTTATAGTTATGAATTGACATGTGAAATGTTCAGTTACAGTATGGAAAAAATTACTACAGGAAATACTGCTATTAATGAGATTTATGACAATGCCTTTAGAACCTTCTATAACCTATATGTGTACGATCTTATAGGTGCTACTTCATTCTATCAAGGACAATACGTACAACAAAGTGGTATTTCTGGTAGTTCTGGTGGATTTGGTCAAATTGAATCTTGGGGTGGTGAAACTTATAGTCCCGTTCGTATCAATATTATCAGCGGAAGCTTCAGTACGGCTTCCACGTTTAGAGCCCTCGGAGATACGGCTGGAGTCTACCAAGGGCTTACAGCGTCTATTAGCTCCATTATTGCTGATACTAATAGATACATGTCCTACGGACCCAACAAGACTCTCAAAGGAAATAATGAGGATTTTGAACAAGAAAGATTTGCAAATAATGTGGTCCCATTTGATAACACGGATCCATTCTCGGAAGGTAATTATTAATGTTTCAATATTACTACGGCGCATATCTCCGAAAAGTCGTTATTGCTTTCGGTACTCTATTCAATAATATCTATGTCGCCCATCCAGAAAGTGGAGTTGACAAAAATATTCGTGTTCCATTGACTTATGCACCCAAAGAAAAGTTCATTCGTCGGTTATTGGAAGAATCATCGATCACCGATGATACCAAATTGGGAATACGTTTACCACAGATGAGTTTTGCAGTTAATCAGATTGCCATTGACCCAAGCCGTAGACGTAACAAAGTAAATACTGATGTATATGATGTTGTTGGAAATCAAGGCAAACAAATGTTTGTTGAAGTTCCGATTAATATAACATTCAATTTGTTTATGTACACAAGACATATTACAGATACTTTACAAATTTCAGAACAAATTATTCCATATTTTAATCCAGAATTTAATTTAAAAATTAACTATGGTGCAAATAGAGATGATACAACAGTTCCACTGGTTATCATGAATGGTATTAATTTAAATGAACGCTACGATGGAGACTTCGGTAGTCGACGCCTAAATATGTCTAGTATTGGATTAATCGCTAAAGGTTATATGTTTGGTCCAGCCAATGGTAACCAGGCTATTCAGCTTCTTGAAGATTATGATCTTGATGTGCAAGCTATGTTAGAATAAAATGAAAGATGTAAATAAAAATTTAGAACAGTTTTTTCATATAGATTCCACAAACGAAACTACCAAACAAGAAATTGTAAAACCTGGTGCTACTGGACCAGCAAGTGAAGATTACGATTTTGCCAGACAGAATCTAAGAAATCTTATTTCTAGTGGGGCAGTTAGTTTAGAAGGAATAATGAAAGTTGCTATTGAATCTGATAACCCAAGAGCCTATGAAGTTCTTGCGACGATGATTAAAACAATAGCCGATATCAACGTAAATCTAATGGACGTATCTACAAAATTTGCAGAAACAAATAAAGTTACTGTAAAAAATAATACAAATAATTCAATATTTGTTGGTACAACCAAAGATCTCCAAGCCTTATTAAAAAAAGAAAAAGAGTATGTGGAGGCAGAAATAAATGAGTCAACCCAGAACAGGATATCGGTCAAACCCGAATCTTAAAGCACCTGGTATAAATGTCAATTATACTAAAGACCAATTTGACGAATATGTCAAGTGTGCTCGCGACCCAATTCACTTTATTGAAAATCATATTAAGATTGTTACACTCGATAAAGGTTTAAGTCCCTTTGTCTTATATGATTATCAAAAAAAGTTTATTCAGTCTATTCACGATAATCGATTTGTGGTATCAAAGTTTCCTCGTCAGAGTGGTAAGTCCAGTTGCGTACTTGGATATATCAACCATTATGTAAACTTTCATCCAGATGTTAAAGTTGCTATTCTCGCAAACAAACAAAAAACTGCAACTGAATTATTTAATAGACTTCAGTTAGCTTATGAAAATTTACCACAGTATTTGCAACAAGGAGTGCTTGAGTGGAACAAAACTTCACTAAGCCTTGAAAATGGTTCATCAGTTATGTGTGCGGCTACTTCGGCTTCAGCTATCCGTGGTGGTTCTTATAATTTTCTATTATTAGATGAGTTTGCATATCTGCCACAAAATATTGCAGAAGAGTTTTATGCATCTACGTATCCGACCATTTCGGCAGGTACTACCTCAAAAATTATAATTGTTTCTACTCCTCATGGATTGAATCATTTTCATAATACTTGGATTAATGCATGTCGCCCAGAAGGACATCCACTGAAGAATAAATTTGTTCCAGTAGAAATTAGCTGGAGACAAGTTCCTCTGTATCCGGGTGGTCCAAATAGAGATGATGCATGGAAAACAGAAACCATTGCAAATACCAGTGCAGAACAGTTCAACCAAGAATTTGAATGTTCGTTTATTGGATCTTCTAACACACTTGTTTCGTCATCTAAGCTAAACATTTTAGCTCCCAATGATCCTATTGAACAAACGCCAGAAGGTTTAAGAATCTTTGAACAACCGGATCCAAACGGTATTTATTTTATCATGGCAGACGTTTCTCGTGGACAGGGTCAAGACTATTCTGCCTTTATTGTCATCGAAGGAAGTCAATCACCATATAAAGTTGTTGCAAGTTTTCAAAATAATACCATCAGCCCGTTCTCTTTCCCAACCACTATTAAAGTGGTAGCTGAAAAATATAATGAAGCTTATGTTCTTATTGAGGTAAATGATGTCGGTGGACAGGTTGCATCAATACTTTACAACGATCTAAGTTATGAAAATTTGTTGATGACTCAAAATAAAGGAATGAAGGGTCAAGTATTGTCTCAAGGATTTGCTCGTGGTAGAGCTGAATTCGGTCTCAGAACAACTACTCAGACCAAAAAAATTGGTTGTGCTGTACTTAAACGGTTAGTCGAAGAGGATAAAATTTATTTAAATGACGAACGAATCATGAAAGAACTGATGTCGTTTGTATCAAAGGCAAACAGTTTTCGGGCTGAAGATAACCACAGTGATGATTTAGTTATGTGTTTAGTGTTTTATTCATGGTTAACCCGCCAAGAATATTTTGCTGACTTAATTGAGACTGCTAAGAATAAATATTCTCAAAATGAAACAAATCCAGAAGAAGATAATACATTGTTTATGATGAGTGCTGATGAACGCGATCCAGATGAAGTTACAAAAGATGGTTGGTCAGATGGAAATTTTGTTTGGTTTCCGACATAAAAAATAGTATATAAATAGTAACGAGGATCAATATGGCATTCAAAGCAGCATCAGTTGGTACACCCGTTAGCCCCTTTTCAGATTTTTTAGATAAAGGGAATGGAAAATGGGAAAATGAAACGCCACCACCAAATATTACTCAACGTGCTGTAATAGCATTTTCTGCAGGAAATTTTGCTATTACACAAGGAGGATTAGCAGCAAACAAAGGTTTAACTGCTTCTGGTTTATATGGAATATTAAAAGTTGCAGAATCTTCTAATGTACCTGAAGTTAAATTACAATTTATATCAGCATCGAACTCAACTGGAAAAGATACAGGTACAGATGCATTTGTATTTGATACTCCAACTGCATTTGTAGGACATTTAAATAATATTCATAATAATATTAATAATATTATACGTCAATTTATGCCTGGATCTTCCTGGGCAGCTGTTGATAGTTTTGGTGAACTAGAGGCTCCTTTAGCAACGTTATCTACGGTAAACGCATTTAATTTTGTAAATAATATACTTTTTCCTGGATCGTATACCGGAAATACACTAACAGCAGAATTACCACAAAAAGCTGTACCAACACCAGGATCGTTATATGATTATATTGGAAAAGGAATCACTGGAGCTTTTACTAATCTTGATACAATTAATAGAGAGTATCAATTAAGTAGAACTGGTATCGAGTTTTATACCGCACTCACAGCTCTTGCATATGGTGCAAAAGTAATTATTGGGGGTAATTATAATCCCTTATCATCATTTTCTCAACCTACTTCACTATCTAATGGTATTACTCCTCTCGATGCATTTATTACTTTAGATATGAGTACTTACATTGACGGACAAGGCATTACATCCGCATCGTCTAATTCACGTTTAGTATATGGTGGAAGTGAAAATGCTTATGCGCTAGGTAATACATTTAATTTCTGTCATGGTCTTACTGCACAATGGTTGAATAGTATTTATACAGAAATCACTAAACGAAATAATTTAGTAAACAGTGCATTAGATGATAATTCAGGAACAGCAACAAAATCAGCTTATATTATTCATGCTGGGTTGTCTGGTGCCGATATATCAATCGCACAAAACTCATTGAATGGTACTTTCAGTGATGTCTATCGTTATCCTGGTTTGGACGGTCTACCATCGTTATACCAGAATGTTTTTAATACTGCTGGATTAACTGCATATACATTAATCGAAGAGCCATATCTTAATAGATTAATGTGTGTAATTGGAAAGAAAAAACGCACAATTATCAGTAACAACTTTGGACATCCTGCAACAAAAACTCTTGTATTAGAAATTCCTCTAGTTGCAGATGTAGCTGGTTCAATACAAAGAGCCAAAGCAAATAATAGTATTTACCAATCTTCTGTTGGTAGCGTAAATTCTAAGGTTTTAAATGTTGATACAATAACACCAACAATTATTAGTTCCAGTGATATTGCTAATACATTACGAGAAAGACGTGTTAATTACTATGTCCAAGGAACTAATGGATACATTTTATCTACAGATTTAGTTGGGGCAACATCAGCACAAAATGGAATAGAAGATAGAATTGGTGTTACGTCAATGAAACGCGTAATCACGAAACTTGCACAAGACATTTTAGATGGTTATGTAGCACCCCCAAACAGGGTTAATGATGACATTACGCGCGCATCAATAGTTACTGATATTAAAAGTGCAATTACAAATAATACTGGATTAAATAATTCATTGATTGCAGCAACAGATGTAGTAGTAAATCCAGTTGCCAATGATAATACTTTAATAACTGTAACAATTACATTCTATCCAATACAAGCATCATTTGGTACAACACCACTGGGTAGTTCAAGCCTTCTTGGTTATACGCTGACAGTTAGTGCTTCCGCTTAATTCTAAAGGTTTTTAAATGGCTAATCAAAAAATTTCAGATTTTAAAAGTGGATTTTTAGGCGGAACACGAGCCAATAGATTTAATGTTGAAATTGTTTGGCCTACCGGCGTCGTTGCTGAACCGGCTACTTCAATTTATCATGCAACTGCATCAAAATTACCAGAAGCAGAATTAGGTAGTATTTCGATACCATACCGTGGGCGTGTAGCACATTATGCTGGTGACCGAGACTATAAACCATGGACTGTTACTATTATTGATGATACGGGAACCAATGCATCTTGGTTAGCATTCCATCAATGGGCTAATTTATTAAGTTCACATGTAAATAATACTGTTGCTGATACAACTTATGGAATTGGGGGTAGTTCAAATTTATGTGATGTTACTTTTAATCAATTAAATGATCCTAGTAGTGGTGGTACTGATACGTTTACAGGACACACTACAATGAGAACAATAATTTTAAAACATGCATGGCCATCTGAAGTAGGTCAAATTGGTTTAGATATGGGTGAAGGTGGTAGTTTAGTTTCATTTAGTGTAACGTTTACCTATGATTATTATGAAATTACTAAAGGGCTTACAACCACAACAACACCATGAATATATCATCATTTAAAACTGCATTTGCTGGAGGTACTCGCGCAAATCGATTTTTGATTAGCGGAGGTATTGGTAAATCAACTGTTGGTGCTAATATCACCACAACTATTGATAGACCATTCCACATAAGGTCTACTTTTATCCCACCTATCACAAACATCACATTAGAATTACATGGTTATGGTAGAAAATTACATATTCCTGGTGATAGACAATATGCTCCTTGGCAAATATCTGTATATGATGATATAGATGGTCCCGTTGCTTCTGGTTCAGGTAGTACAATTACCAATTTATGGAAAGAATTTTCAAATTGGCATAATACAATTAATGACCATGTAAATAATAGTACTACTACAAACGGTCCATCGTATACTAATTATAAACAAACCTGGCAAATTAATCATTTAGATTTAAATGGTAGTATTATAAAAACGTTTACCATGCATGGTTGTTGGCCAAAAACCGTTAGTGCTATTGATCATAATATGACAAATAGAAATTTTTTGAATACTTTTTCAGTTGTCATGTTATACGATGAAATTGAAATTGGTGGTGTTACTGACACTACACCAACTACGGGTTAATGTATAAAATAAAACTTGATTTAATTGTACCTAAATATTGTGAAAGATCAACATGGCTATAGAATTTTTTGGATTTGAATTTGGAAAGAAACGCCCGGAAGAGTTCCCAGATGTAATGACGGGACCGAAGCGATTAGTTGCTACAGAAGAATTTGACGGTACTGTAGCAGTAGAAGCCGGTGGTGTATATGGTACATACATTGACTATTCTACTACACTTAAAGATGAAAACGCAAATATAGTTCAATACAGAAACATGTCTCTCTACCCAGAGGTAGATGCAGCTGTTGATGAAATTGTGAATGCATCTATTGTGTGGGGTACAGACCGCAAACCAATTAAACTAGATCTTACCACTGTTCCATTATCGGATCAAGTAAAACGTAAAATTCATAATAGTTTTGATCGCATTCTAAAGATGTTAGATTTCAATGCTAAGGCATATGAAGTTTTTAGACGTTGGTATGTTGATGGTAAATTATTTTATTATATTATTATTGACGAAAAGAATCCAAAAGAAGGTATCAAAGAATTGATTCCTTTGGATCCGTTAAAAACTAAGAAAATTAAAAACATAGAAAAAGAAGCAGCAAGTGTGGCTGCTGGTACTGTTTCTTTAATTAAAAATATTGAAGAGTTTTATCTCTATGCAAATACAGATAAAGATTCTTATATCACAACTCCACATCAAGGAATTAGAATTTCCAAAGATGCCATTTCATATGTTCACTCTGGAATGGTTGATTTAAACACTAAACGTGTGATTGGATATTTACACAAAGCAATTCGTCCAGTGAACATGCTTCGACAACTTGAAGATGCCTTGATGGTATATCGTGTTGCTCGTGCACCTGAGCGTAGAGCATTTTACGTCGATGTTGGTCAGTTACCTAAACAAAAAGCTGAACAATATTTGCGTGATATGATGTCACGGTTTAGAAATAAAATTATATACAACCAAGGTACAGGAGAAATTAAAGATGATAAAAATTATCTATCAGTTCTTGAAGATTATTGGATTCCCCGTAGAGAAGGCTCCAAAGGAACAGAAATTCAAGTGTTGCCAGGCGGACAAGCCATGTCGCAAATCGAAGACGTCGACTACTTCAAAAAGAAGCTGTTCGCGGCACTAAATGTCCCAACCAGTAGACTTGAGGCTAGTACCGGATTTAATATGGGTCGGTCCTCAGAGATTTCAAGAGAAGAACTTAAATTCTATAAGTTCATTGAGCGTCTCAGACATCAGTTTAGTCAAATCTTTTTACACACATTACGTGTTGAGCTATTACTGACTGGAACATTGACAGAAGAAGATTGGAATGCAGTAAAGTATTATTTCCAATTTGAATTTAATACTGACAATTATTTCTGGGATCTTAAAGAAGCTGAAATTCTATCTGAACGATTAAAAATGGTTTCTATAGCTGAAGGTTATGTTGGGAAATATATCTCAAGTAGCTATATCAAGAAACATGTTTTACGTCTCACAGATGAACAGATTAAGCTTATGGATATGGAAATTCAAGAAGATAACATGAAACTACAGGCTGAACAAGCTGTTCTTGCTGCACAACAACAAGCAGCAGGAGTCCCACCAGAGGAAGCAGCCGCCACATGATGAGCCCACTAAGAATTCAAAAACTTATTGGAGAACTTTCAGAGGGAAATGAAGACCTGTTTGCTGAAGGTCTCATGCAAGAATTAGAAACCAGAAAACAAGAAATTTGTAAGAATTTATCTATCAAAATTTTTGAATCTATTGTAAAAGAACCAGTGGATAAGACTGTGGATGTCAATGATGATGTTAAACAATTGATAGAAACTATTACCCACGCAGAAGCACAAAAAAATATAAAAATGCAATTTAAAAATGCATCTATTCTAAATATTTCTGAAAATGATATTAAACCAATTAAAATGCTTTTTGACCAACTCAGCCAAGACAATCAAAAACTTATGGCAAAAAATTTATTTGAGAATCAGCAGCACTTTAAACAAACTTTGGAATTTGCTAAAAAAGTAAAAGGACTCACAAAATGACCGACAAACTAGCCCTGATCGAATCAATCGTTAACGAAAACGCAGTAGATTTTCGTCAAATAGTTAATCAAGTTTTACTTGAAAAATTATCTGTTCGTCTTGAAGAAGAGTATCAAGATGTTTCTAAGACCATGTTTACCCTTTCTGAAGCAGATGAGACTGAAGAAGAACTAGAGGGCGATGAAGAAACAGAAGAAGATACCGAAGAAGAGGAAACCGAAGAAGGCGAAGAAATGCCAACAGATTTCCCGAGTGACAACCAAGCTCGTAGTTACGGAGCGTACTAAACATGAAACTTATCACCGAATTAGTAGAAGATGTAAAATACATTGAGGAAAGCAATAAAGACGGTGGTAAGGATTATTACATTGAAGGAGTATTTCTTCAAAGTGAAGTACAGAACCGCAATGGTCGAGTATATCCTACCCCAACTTTAATCAAAGAGTGCCGTCGATATATTCGTGAATATGTCGATAAAGGTCGTGCATTGGGTGAATTAAACCATCCAACTGGTCCAACGGTAAATCTTGATCGTGTATCACACATGGTCAAATCACTCAATGAATCTGGTAGAGATATCATTGGTCGTGCAAAGGTTCTTAAAACTCCAATGGGTGATATTGTTAAAAACCTTATTGCCGAAGGAGCTAAACTTGGTGTATCTAGTCGTGGTATGGGTTCGCTCAAATCACGTGGTGGATATCAAGAAGTTCAAGAAGATTTCATGTTAGCAGCCATTGATATCGTTGCTGATCCTTCTGCCCCAAATGCTTTTGTAAACGGAATCATGGAAGGTAAAGAATGGGTTTGGGAAAACGGTATTCTTCAACCACAAGTTATTGAGTCCTATCATCAGACAATCAAGAAAAGTTCAAGCCGAAATCTTGAAAAGAATATGATTAACGTATTTAAGAAATTCTTAAAAAGTATATGAGATATTCAACTTTAAAACTTTTATCTTATATTTCTGAAGCATCTGGCTTTGGTGGTTCGTCCACACCTGCTGGTCCATCATCAGTCTCAGAATTATTCAAAAAGAAGCCAGTTACCCCAAAGTCTGGTTCGGCTACATCAAAAGGAAAGAAGAGAATTTATCCAGGTGTAGACCCGAATGTAATGGGAAAGAATAATAAAGTAGGACAAGAAGCAGCAGAAGCTGGACAATTGACTATAGATGCAACATTAAATATGGGTAAAGGACTTCCTGGTGCAGGGTCAGCAAGAATTGCAGCAAATACTCTTGAACTTGCTGCGGATCGTGCTATGGGTCTGGTTGATTTAGCAGTAGCTAATAGAAACGCTCAACAAGAGGGTGTTAGAAGTATGTCAAACGTTAGTAATTTTTATAAAAATCTTGGTCAAGCAACTATTCCTCTGGCCCCAAAAGCTTCAATAGCACAAACTATTGCCGACTATTTTAAACCAACAAAGAAATAATCATAAAGTATTGAAAAATACTGAACTCACACAATTAACTAAATAATAAGGTATAAAGGATCAACATGAGCAAACAATCAAATAACGACTATTTAATGAGCATTATCAAGGAAAACGTAGGCGCACAACAAGACTTTACCTATGATGCAAATGGTAAAGGTGGCTATGCCTCCAATGGTGCTACTAGTTTTATCGCACAACCTGTTGCCCCAATGGGGATTGCACAGATGAATCAGGCTACCTTGAATTCAAAGGCAGCTGTTGATAATGATCAATACGCAACAGACGAAGAAGACGAAGAAGAGATGCAAGAGGCTATTGATTTTGAGAATAGCCTCCGTTCACTTTTGGCCGAAGTCAATGTATCTGAAAACTTCTTCATCCAAGCCAAGACAATTTTTGAGTCAGCAGTTGACCAAAAATTAAAGGCTATTGCTAACGAGATTGCACCAGCTCTTCAAGAAAACTTTGAAACTAAGCTTGGTGAAATCACCGTCAACCTTACCGAAAAAATTGATGACTATCTAGATTACGTAGTCGAAGAGTGGATGCAAGACAACCAATTAGCCGTTGAAGGTGGTATCAAATCTACCTTGGCTGAGAACTTCATCTTGGGTCTCAAGAAACTCTTCGAAATGCATTATGTTGATGTTCCTGCCGAGAAGTACAACGTCATTGATGGTCTCTATGAGCAGACCTCAAACCTTCAAGGCGACCTCAACCATGTTCTGAATGAGAACATTGCCCTCAAGAAACAACTTCTTATCTCTGAATGCGCTGGTATCTTTGTAAATGAAACCAAGGATCTTGCTGACACTCAGATTGAAAAGCTTGCTTCACTCATTGAAAATATTGAGTTTAGCACCCTAGAAGAATACAAAACTAAACTCTCCACTCTCAAGGAACACTACCTTGGAAGTAGAGTTGTTATTCCAGAACAGTATGTTCCGGAAATGACATTTAGCAAGGCTGCAAGTGTACCAACCACTCTAATCGAGAATTACACTCACACCTTAGATCGTTTGTCTAAGAAACTTTAAATTTACTAAATAATTTTAATCCACAGGAGATACTAATAAAATGAGTTACCGAGATGAAACCCCGTATGATATTTTAACTGAAAAATGGAATCCCGTGCTTAAGCACGAGGCACTTCCTTCAATTGGCAATGAATGGAAAACCAAAGTTACCGCAGTTCTACTTGAGAATCAAGAGCAGAACATGCGCGACCAATATCTAACTGAAGCCGGTATGGCAACAGGATCTGATATTGGTGGTGTAGTCGCTGGTACCGCCCAAGGTGGTGTCCGTGGTTACGATCCGATTCTTATCAGTCTTGTTCGTCGTGCTATGCCGAATTTGATGGCATATGACATTTGCGGCGTACAACCAATGACTGCCCCAACTGGACTCATCTTTGCGATGCGTGCCAAGTACGGCGATAGTTCTGCTACAGGCGTTGGCAATGAAGCCCAATTCCAGGAACCAGATCCTCGTTTCTCTGGTATTTCTGGCCCTTCAGCTGGTTTCACCTCAGCCGGTGGTACATCTGCATCTAACATTGGTGTAAATCCATACGGAACCACCTCTGGTATTGCATATCCTAACGCTGGTAACTTCCAAGCTGCCAAAGATCAGAAAAACTTTGACTCAATGAGAGCAATGTTAACTGCATCAGGCGAAAACCTGGATTATGCTGGAACTACAACCAACGTCATGAATAAGATGTCCTTTACGATTGACCGTGTTGCTGTCGCAGCCGGTAGCCGTGCACTGAGTGCAGGGTACACAGTCGAATTGGCACAAGATCTTAAGGCTGTTCACGGTCTTGACGCTGAAGCCGAACTCGCAAATCTTCTTAGCACTGAAATTCTTGCTGAAATTAATCGCGAAATCGTCCGTTCCATCTACTGGGTTGCTAAGACTGGTTCACAGCAAACTGATATTACTGCTGCTGGTACCTACAATCTGGATCTAGATTCAGATGGTCGTTGGTCTGCTGAACGTTTCCGTGGTCTGGTCTTCCAGATTGAACGTGAATGCAATGCCATCTCCAAGGAAACCCGTCGTGGTAAGGGTAACTTCGTCATCGTATCTTCCGATGTCGCCAGTGCACTCGCCATGTCAGGCTTCTTGAATCTCTCACCAGCCATTAATACCCAACTCGCAGTTGATGATACCGGCAGCACTTTTGCTGGTCTACTTAACGGCAAGCTGAAAGTTTACATTGATCCGTATTCACTGCTTGGCGTAAACTTCTTCTGCGTTGGTTATAAGGGTGAGTCTCCGTATGATGCAGGTGTATTCTACTGCCCATACGTTCCACTCCAAATGATGAGAGCTATTGATCCTGGTACTTTCCAACCTCGTATCGCGTTTAAGACACGTTACGGTATGGTTGCTAACCCATACGTTCTCAAGTCAGATGGTACTCCATATGGTTCAGATTTCTCTAACCAATCTGGTGCTAATCAGTACTACCGTCTCACCCGCGTCAATGGTCTGCATGGTAACACCTACGGTAGTTAATACGTAGGATAGAGTTTATAAACAAAAACCCTCGGGCTAAACACCCGAGGGTTTTTCATTGGTTTATATGTTTTTAAAAATTAATCAAAATCGTAATATGAATAGGCAAATGTAACTCTTGCTTTTATTGGTGTACTATCACCAAGATCAGATCTGAAAGTAAGTGCACTTAATGCAGTTGGAATTACATAATAAAATACTGCAGTTTTGTTGATTGGATAATAATTAGACCCAAGAACTTGTAGATATGCAGTTGTTGCCCATGTCCTATACATTTCATTGTCTGTATCGTTAGAAATATTACCGATAGATGACATCCAATCATATATGCTTTTCCAGTTTTCGATGTTTTCATCTACTATGAATTCAAGAACAAGTGATTCAAATGTAAATGTATTTGTAGCAACTGGAATTTGAACACCAAGAGTAGTGGGTTGTTGGCTTACACTTAATTGAATACCGGGTAAAGAAATAGTTTGACCAAACAATTCAAGTTTACTATCTCCTCTGTCTATAATAAATTTGTAACAATTTGATAATAACGGATTGATGTTTGTCATGTTAGATAGTCTTCTGGATTATCAGACCAACTCTGTGGATCTGATGCTTCGTTGTCGGGAATATAAGGTAGTTTTAACTCTTCCTTTTTGTATTTTCTTTTCTTTCTATTTTCATTAATTGCCTTTTCCCATTCAGCATTTAATGAATCAAACAATTCTTCAGATGGTTCTTCTCTATCTTCTTCTTCATCAATTTCTGAATCTTGAAGATGTTCTTCATAAATTTCTTGTACAAAATCAATAAATTGTGGATCTGAAAATAGTGCCCAAGCAACATCCATGTTGTCATGATCTGGTTCTATTTCTGCTAATATAACATCATCTTTTAAACCATTCATAAACTCCAAATATGAATTGTACATATTGAGAATATCATCAGATGGTTCTGACAGATATATAACATGTTTCATTAAAATAGTAATCGAAGTTTCTTTGATGTTAGCCAAGTAAGAAGTAACACGCAAGCATTCAATAACCTCACCATCTGGAGTTGATGTTGTATAAAAGACAATTTTAGCCGGGTTTGAGAGAACGACTTCGTCTGGTGATTCATCCACCATTGATATCAACTCTTCACCACTAGAGAGTTTAATAACTTTTATAGACGATGAAGCTTTAGGATTTTGTTCTTCCATGCTTCCTCCTCAATACTATTTATCCAAAAGAAGTTTTTATATTTTGATCTTAAAAACTTTATGATCAAACTTTTCTTTTTTGTATATTTTAATGCGTTGTTCAAAATGTTTCAGCACATGATTTTTATAACTTTTCCATGACATATCATCGACAATATCAAACACCTTGAGTGTTTGTTTGATTGCAGATGTTCTTAATCCACGCCCAATACTCTGTAACAAGCGTATCACTGATTTTGTAGGTGATGCAAAGATAATATTATCGAGATGTACGATATTAATACCCGTGCTCGTAGTACCAAAAGAGGCAACAAGAATGGCATTTTTTTCTTTGTCTATTATCTTTCGAATAAATTCTCTATTTTCTGCATCGACTTTACCCGAAATGAAGTATACTTTCTTTTCTGGGTATTGTTTTTGAATTAATTCATAAAGTGGTTTACCGTGCTTTTCAACATAGTTAAAAAGAACTAATGTATTACCTTGAGTTTCTCCACACAATTTTACAATAAAATCATTGCGTTTTGAATTTTCAACCAAATAAGCCATTTCGTCTTGATATTTTAATTTTTTGACTCTATGTCGAGTTTGGTCATCATAATCCAAAACAATACAGTCTATCCCAAGCTTTGCCAGTACTCCCTTACTGATTAGCCCCCTTGTTGTTATAAACTGTACAGATGGCCCTAGCGTGCCCTCTATTGAGAGTTTATGTGCCAAGGTCTGATCCAGCGTACCTGTAGTCCCGAGCCTAAACCAAGCCTTTGTCAGTTTTTTACCAATATTGACCAAAGAGTCTGCTTTTACAAGATGACACTCATCAAAAATTACAGCCTCGAACTGATCGAACCATTCTTTTGGAAGTTTGTACACAGACTGCCATGTAGATACGACAACTGGCTTATCTGTTAATTTTTCCTTACCAGCACTGATTTTATGTACAAATTTTGTTACAGACCAAGATTTATCATTTTTTGAATAATCAAAGAAGTCTGCTTCCATCTGCTGAACCAAACCAACAGTGGGGACTAATAATAAAATTTTCTTGGGAGCCTTTAGACAATATCGTAATAGGTATCGAATTATCAAATAAATGATAAGCGACTTACCACTACCCGTTGGTGATACGACAACAGATCGGGCATTTGTTAATGCATGTATGACAGCATTTTTTTGGTGGGGATGTGGAATTACAGGTTCTTTTTTAACAGTGACATTTAAAGTTTTATAAAATTCATCAAATGATTCAGAATTAATGTCTATTGGATCTACATCTTTATCATCAAAAATAACATTATAGTGTCTTTCTTCACAAAATCGTTTAAGATATGACTTGAGTCCACATGGAAGAGTTGAACTATTGATCTCATATAATTTAATTTTACCATCCCATATACGAGATTTGTATAAGGGCATGTATTCTGCACCGGGAACCTTAAATGAAAAATAAGAACGAAGTTCTCTTTTTACAGAATCTTCGCAATCAATTTTATATTTTGTATGGTCTTCCGCTGATGCAATTATAGTATACACTACAATTATTTATGTCATCATGAGATACCGTTAACAAGCTTATTCCAATCAATGGCAGACTTAATGGAAAAATTTCTATTAGTTAAAACCTTTAAAAAATCTTCTACCATCTTAACTTTGATTTCAAGAATATTTAAATCAGTTACAATTTTTAATAATATAGGATCTGCCTCTAGAAATTTATCTAGATCAGTTTTTAATAATTTCATTTGAAATGGATCTTCACCCCATTCAACTAACTCGTCTTGCGTTGCATGACCAGTATAAATTTTCCATTTTCTTAATCGCATGATCAAGAATGCATTATTTAATTTTTGAAGTTCTATCTTAAGGTCTGCGTGTATATTCAAGTACTTACCATGTATAGCAGGAGTCCTTATAGCTTCTTTACCTAACTCTGTAGAGTCTATTAAAGAATCTTTTTTAATGTTATCTTTAAGGGTTTCTAAATTCATTATAAGTATACTATAGAGTATCCTTTAAGAAAAGTCAAGATATATCTTGATTATTTATTTAAAATGTGTTATAATATTGTTATAAGTCTCCTTTAAATTAAATTGAATATGATTATAGATCTAAGACAAATACCTACCGTATGGATTAATCTTGACAGTGCTACTGGCAACGCAGAAATCATGAATCAAAGATTTCGTGAGCACAGATTTTCCAACACCCACCGCAAATCAGCCGTACAAATAGCCCCACCACATGGGACACCGGACACAATTAAACATTATGTTGGTTGTGCTCAATCACATATTGATATTTTAGAGGATATGCGATATGATTGCCCTATTCTAATTTTAGAAGATGATGCTGAATTCACACCAGATTTTCATCCTCAAATTGAAGTAAAAGATGATACAGATGCTGTGTATCTTGGTATTTCTTCTGGAAATCAACATTATATAACCAAACGTGTGGACAAGCATTATATGCGTATTGGTAAAATTTTAGCAACACATGCAATTTTATATCTCAATAAAGATTATAGAAAAACTGTTGCCGATATAGCTAAAATTTTTGCTTATAGATTAAAGATTCCATTTGATAATGGGTGTGCTTTAGTCCAGGAAAGATTTAATGTCATTACACCAAATAAACCTTTTTTTGTTCAAGCGAATGCAAGACAAAGTGCAAACCAATGGGAAGTAGTAACCTCTAGACCATTGGTAGATAAAAATAGTGAGTTTCCTGTTCGAGACCCAAATGTTAAATTAGAAATACAGGTGCCAGCATGATTTCATGCCAATCAATAGGAACTAATGGTAGATTTGGTAACCAAATGTTTCAGTATGCTACTCTTTATGCTTTAGGTAAAGAATTACATTATGAAATTGGTGTACCCTATAAACAACGAAGCCATAATGATAAATTAAATTTTTGTTTACCGGATGCATTTGATTTATCAGCCTCAGATTCATCCCATAGTTTTATGGGATCTATGTATATAGAACCACATTTTAATCATGATAAAAATATTCATAATATTCCAGACAATTGTGATATTAGAGGATATTTTCAAACAGAAAAATATTTTAAAAAATATAAAAAAGATTTAATTACTAAAGAATTTAAATTTAAAGAATCTATAGAAAATAAAACAAACACATTATTAGAAGGTAAACAAACCAAATATGTTGCCTTACACATAAGATTAACAGATTATTTACAATTTTCTGATAGTCATCCAGTGTGTGATATAGAATATTATAAAAATGCTATTTCAGAAATACCTTTGGATACTCAAATTATTTTATTTAGTGATGACTATCCTCTTGCAACTAATATTCTGCAACCATTAAATCGTAATATTATGATGATGGGAACGGACGACAAATTTATTGATTTATGCATGATGACTAAATGTGAATATCATATTATTGCAAATAGTTCTTTTAGTTGGTGGGGGGCATGGTTAGCTAAAAGTAAAAAAGTAATTGCACCTAAAACATGGTTTGGTGGTGCTCCAGGTATGCCAAAAGATTGGTCTGATGTATATTGTGAAAATTGGATTGCTATATGATTACAGTAAAATGCCCGGTTCGTATTTCATTAATCGGTGGATCAAGTGATATTGATTCTTATATATCCAAACATAAAAAAGGATCTGTAATATCTTTTACTCCAAAAATTTATACGTATGTTTCTATATATAAAGATTTAATAGGTAAAAATTCTTTAAATCAAAAATATATTGTAAATTATTCAGTGCGAGAAGAAGTAGATTCTATTTCACAAATACAAAATAAATTAGTTCAAATATTTTTTGAAAAAGAAAATGTAGATCCGTGTTCTATACATCTTACTAGTGATGTATTTTCACATGGATCAGGTTTAGCTTCATCTTCATCTTATTCGTGTGCTATATCTAAAGCTATATCAGAATTTAAAAATGAACCCATTTCTGATATTGAATGTGCTGTTAAATCTCATTATATGGAAAAAATAGCAAACCCATTGTTAGGACAACAAGATGTATTTGGTTGCTGTATTGGTGGATTTAAAAAAATTGAATTTACACAAAATGGATTACCAAAATATACTTTTTTACCAACACAATTTTTTACATATTTTACACCATATCTTTTATTTACTGGACTTACAAGAAATTCAACCGATATATTAAAATCAATTTCTGTTCCAGATACAGATGTTTTTAATCCGTTAGTAGAAGAATCTGAACAATTTATTTTAAATGGTTCATATGAAAAGTTTTTATCTACCATCTCTGAAGGATGGAAAGAAAAGAAAAAATCATCCAAGGACGTTTTAAAAGATCAAATTATAAAAGATATGGATGAGTATTTATCTAGTTATCCTAACTGTGTTACACACAAATTATGTGGTGCAGGAAATGGTGGATTCTTTTTATGCTTTTTCCCTTCAGATAAGCCCCCTTTAGACAGTAAATTTTTTAAGTTAACACTAAGTAATACAGGAGTGCAACGAGTTATATGAATAAATTTATATCAAATATTAATGCTGCTTTACATAATTTAAATACTGATAATTTAGAATATTTAAAAAAAATTATATTAGAAAATAATTCAGAAATTATAATATTAGGCAATGGTGGAAGTAATGCAATTTCAGCTCACATGGCAGAAGACTATACTAAAGCATTAAAGAAACGTGGTATTGCATTTACCGATGGTGCTAGGCTGACATGTTATGCAAATGATTATGGTTATGAAAATACTTTTTCACAATATCTTGAGGAGTTTTCAACACCAGATAGTTTAGTTATTTTAATTAGCTCATCTGGAAATTCTAAAAATATTTTAAATTCGGCTTTGTATTGTCAAAAGCATAATATAAATTATATTATATTATCTGGTTTTAACCCAAATAATCAATTGCGTACACTTTTTAAAAATAATGCACTTATAGATTTTTGGGTTGATTCCACTGATTATGGTGTTGTTGAATGTGTTCATGAGATCATTTTACATTCGGTAATATAATGATATATTGTTTTGATTTAGACGAAACGTTATGTACTAAAGCCATTAATGGGGATTATGCAACCGCAACCCCTATACATGAAGCTATTGAAGAAGTCAATAGGCTTTCATTTCTTGGTAATAAAATTCTTATATTTACTGGAAGAGGATCTAGTAGCGGTAAAGATTGGACTTTATTAACTAAAGAACAATTAAAAGAATGGAAAATATCACACGATGAACTAATAATGAATCGTAAGCCTACTTATGATGTCATTATTGATGATAAAGCAATTAATGCAGTTGATTGGAGACAATCATTCTCCAAAACTCGCGGTGTAGTTGCTGGAGCATTTGATTTGATTCATCCAGGATATTGTAAGTTATTTAAATTTTGCAAAGACAACTGCAATCATCTTACAGTATTTTTACATGATAATCCCTCACTTGAACGTAATAAAATGAAACCTATTCATTCTTTAGAAGAACGGATTGAAATATTAAAATCTATTAGGTATATTGATGAAGTTATTTCATACACGAATGAAAATGATCTTTTAATAAAATTAAAATTATTTTCTTTTGATATTAGGTTTTTAGGTGATGACTATAAAAATAAACAATTTACTGCCGATTATCTTCCTATAAAGATTATATATACTGATAGATCACATGGATATTCAACTACCGATCTTAAAAAGAAAATTGCAGAATCATATATGGAATTTATAAAATGAAAATTTTAGTAACTGGTGGATGTGGATTTATTGGTAGTCATTTAGTAGATGCTTTAGTTGAATTACAACATGAAGTTATTGTAATAGATGATTGTTCGGCAAATAATGAAAAATTTTATTTTAATGATAAAGTTTTATATCATAAAGTAAGTATTTGTGATCAAAATAAATTAATTAATATATCTAAAGGTTGTGAATTTTGTTTTCATTTAGCTGCAGAATCTCGTTTGCAAAATGCTATTGAAAATCCAACCAGAGCCATTGATGTTAATGTTGGTGGAACTTTAAATTTGTTAGAAGCATGTAAAGTTAATAATATTAAAGGTTTAGTATTTTCATCTACATCTTCAATATATGGACTCTCCGAAGAATTTCCAATTACAGAAGATAATAAAGAAAACTGTTTAAATCCTTATGCTTCTACAAAATATTGTGCTGAATTATTATTAAAAAATTATTATCACATGTATGGTATAAAATCTTGTATCTTGAGATATTTTAATGTATTTGGAGAACGAGCACCAACCAAAGGACAATATGCATTGGTTACAGGGATATTTTTAAGACAAAAATTAAATAATGAAGCTCTGACTGTTGTAGGTAATGGATCACAGGAAAGAGATTTTATCTACGTAAAAGATATTATTAAAGCAAATATACAATGTATGAATTCATGGAATAATGTAGATTCTTTAACAAAAGCAGATATCTTTAATATAGGTTATGGAAAAACTGTTAAATTAATTGATTTAGCTAGATCTATTAATGATAATATTATTTGTATCGAAGAGCGTAAAGGAGAAGCTATAAATAATCTATCTTCATATGATAAATTTTTTAAATTAACTGGTTGGGTACCAACAACACATATTTTAGAGTGGATAAAAACTCAATATTAATATATAAATATTGTGAAATAATATAATGTTAAGTACAATAAATAAAAATATAGTGTTAGTTGGACCCGGTACCCTTCCAATTCCAGTTCCAGGATTAAATGGGTGGGGTGGAATCGAAAACACATTAACATGGATTATAGAAGAGTTTGAAAAAAGAAATCAAGAGTATACATTAATAAATGATAGTACAAATTATAAAGAAAAAGT